TGAAGTTTATCGCCATTATCAGTAGAGGTTCCAATAAGAACATTTCCGAATGTTTCTGCGAAACGAATAGTACCATCATCGTCTACTTCAATTGAAGGAATACCAGAAATATCATTGACAGCAAATATTGTTCCTGTCATGTTATCTGTGATTGAAAACAACTGACCACTGTCACCAGAGAATGAAAGTGTATCGCTATCCAACATTGTTGTTGTTATAGTGTTGGTCGGTGTTTGTGTGTTATCCACAAACGAAATGTTTTGCGTCGTCAGACCATTCTTGACAACAAATTTCTTATCATTTGACATTCGGTTCCTACTATCCCCTTAGTGTCTATTTTATTCTATTTATAATTCTTCTATCTGTGAAGACCATTCGNNTGAAGCNANGATGGAAAGTATTTCATCATGAGTGTATTACTTGACTTTTTTCTAGATAAAGCAACTATACTCGGCGGACTGATTACCGTCATATTTCACGAAGTGTTTTTGATTCCATCTACTGAATATCTACATGTTCCTGGCGCAGTCTCTAACACTTCGCCGAAGTCAATATTACCGATTTCGGTTATTGGTATGATTACATAGTTTTCTAGTTTCGAATGTCATAGTTTACTCCAAGAATGATAGGTTATATTTGCTGCATACATAATCTAAGTGTTCTCGACCCCAAAGATTGTGATCTATTCCTGCAAAATCATAAATCAGATTGTCGAGCACTAATTCCAGATCGGGTATATCTGGTAAGTTTTCTTTAGTTAGTATCCAATCGACAAATTGTTTTGACACATCTGTTCTTAAACCATAATGGGTAACTGTTAATAAATCTGATGATAAAGGAATAGTATATGATTCTGGCCCCCAGCCCATTACTGATCCAATTTGATCACCTTTTTCTTTTAAACTAGCTGATAGTATTAAGACAGCACTATACATTTTACCATTCCTCCTCTGGACGAAGTTCTCGGACTGATATGTTATCAACTTCCAGTGTAGCGCCTTCCGACCTTTGCAAAAGTCTAAATCCAAAATTGCCAAAAACTGTAAAAACAAACGAATTTCTACCCAAGGGGAACGTCATTTGTATTAGTGTAGCACCAGAGTTTCTTATAGCACATGTGCCGCTAGAAGCGATCACGTCAAACTCAACCATAAAGTTGCGCGTAAAGTTGCGCGTTATTGGGTTGGATATTACTTGTTCAAGAACAGCATCAAACGTTCCGGGTACTCTAGTTATCTTTGCAGTCCCGTCAGATATTATAACTGTAGGGACTGCTTCTGTCCACCCTGTATCACCGTCAGAAAAATCTCCATTCACGATCAGTTCTGGCCCCGGAACCAGTAACCCTTTAGCGCCTCTGGATTTGTAATAGTCTATTAACTGAGTCTTTTCTATGTTAGAAACTGATCTGTCAATTAAAGAGTAGCCAACCACATCGCCAATACCACGAAGAATTCCCGACATACCACCCGTATATGTTGTGGGCCCAAGTTGGAATGTTGTATTTGCTGAATATGATACTGGTTCTATAATTGAACCGTTCCTTCCAGCTATTACTATATTCCCATTTACGGCTTGTGGCAATATCGTGTCAAGTCTATCATCTGCTAAGTCGAATCGTATAAATGGAAATGACACGAAACCAGTTTCGGTTGTATCTATATTTGATATCGTCTGTTGATATGGCGAAGGCGATGTTGCAGTAGCGCTGACCATCTCGCATTGCCAGCCGCCAACCGAAAAAACATCTTCTGTTGGGACAGTTGGTAAAATGTAAGCGCTTCCGCTAGTAATTTCGCTAGTGGAAGAACAGTACGCGCCGATAGTTTTAGTTCCAGCATTAGTTAATTGATTTTGTCTTATAGAAACTCTATAGAGCCCGCTGCCTAAATTTTGAACGTTCTGTGAAACATTGCCAACATTTCCGATGAAAAGCGATGTTATAGTATCTAGTTCCGTGTCATACCTAAATTTTGATCCAACATTATTCTGCGAACCGCTTGCATTTGATGTAAAATAAATATATCTGTTATTTCCAGGTTTGACATACATGGAATGAATAAAGTCTAAATTCACGGTTGCGGCATTTGGTCTTTCTCTGCTCACATTAGTATTAATTGGTAGTGTTCCCTCACCTATAGCAAAACTCCACATAGGTATAATAGTATTATCTACTAATATGTTATCAGCTATTTCTATGGTTCCATTTGTTGCTATCGGCGCAGTTGTCGTGTCTTGCATGACATTTCTTTTAGATTTTGGAGCTCTGCCGAGTAGCGGCCGAAGTGTAACGGAAGGTTGGAATGCAGCATTACCCAAAATTTCGCGAACTGAAATATTTGAAACTACACATGACACACCACCGGCATTGATATCAATATTAAGAGCGCCAGCTCCCGTAAGTGTTATATTGATGTAGTAGTTGTATGTCCCGGGCGAAGTAATTGCGGTCCTAGATGCGCCTCCACGTGAACTCGTCACCAGAACACTACCAGCTGTAATACTTTCTACAGTCATCGTAACTGCAAATAATTGACCCACATAAGAACCCGTAAGAAGTCTCAGTCTAAGATCATCACCGGATGATGCCGCATTTACAACCGTTGCAGTGCTAGTTTCTGTGTTGACATTCCAATTACCGCTGTCCAAGACAGAAAACCACTCTGATGCAGCAGGTATTAGCTCGGGCCCAAATAATGGATTCTTGGTTTTTTCATCTAAAATTCCAGCAACACTTTCTCCAATCAGCGCTGGTGATGAAATTCCATAGATACTTGTCGTATTTAATATGTAATGTGCGCCAGCCAATTCATCAGCAAAAAATAAGTTTTGTGCGCCGTTCAGAGTGCTACCTTTAGTCAAAAATGGTCTAAAACCTGCAAATATTGCCATTATATTCCGTACCTTCCGCGAAGTGCTTCGAAATTTTGTTTTATTTCTTCTGGTTGCAACGCTCTATCATATATAGAAAAATCTGTTATTAATCCGTTAAAATTCAAAGCACCGTTAGGCCTTCTTGCTATCATCAAGTTGGTATTACCCGATTTTACGTTAGTCATAACCCCACCAAACGGAGCGGACGACACGTCAACACTATTAATAAATGCTTTGCATCTAGCGCCGCTTTCCCACGTTCCTACAAAATTATACCAAGTGTTGATATCATAAGATGTTCCGGCATATATTCTATCAACCGCGTTGGCTTGGTCGCATATCAAAAAAGAAAGGACTGTAGTATTTTCTTGAGCAATATAAAACGTGTTGCTTGAAAATGATGATCCGTTTTCCGCCAATATTCCCGTCTTTTTTTGAAACGAGTTGAACCACAACGAAACGGTGAGCCCAGTAAGACTTGAACCTACTGCTGCCACTGGCCCGCAGTCAACATAGTCATTTACACCATCAAACACCATGGCACCCTTGTTATCAGTATTATAACCAACACCGTTGAATAACGTTCCATTATTACCATTTCTGCTAATATCATTCCACGCAGTTCCACTACCCGGATAACTTTTTGGATTTGCTGCATCCAAATTTAGCAGTAATCCATTTCTTACGGTATTAGATCCATGCCCCAATGACATCAATACACCTCATAGTAATTATTTGTCATTTTTTCTATCTCACTTCTATTATCTTTTTGCGGTGATGCAAATATCACAAGTTCTTGCATAGTTCCATTTAGCCGTGCATAGCTTGGCGTATCAAATCCTATGAGAATATTAGTATCAAAGTCATTAACTGGGTTTGATGTACCAGATGATATAGGCGCGGAGTCTACACCTGTTGCGATAGTTTGTAGGTTTACCCTAACAAATGAATTAGTGTTTATACCTCTGAAAACTCCATTTTCATAATAATTGGCGTGAAAGGCAAAGTTACTAGTGATAGTTGCAAAACTACCAAAAACACCTCTATTGGCGCCAGCACCCATCCTGCCTATTGATTGATTATTGTTTGAACGCTTAAAAATTCCTAGCGTGAACTTAGGGAATACACCTGTTAAGCCCGCCGAAGGGGCAGTCATAAAATCATCAACTCCATCAAAACTTATAGCAGCCTTCCCATTTTCAACTACAGCAGCCCCAGAGGAAACTATAGTTGGCGGTGTTGTTCCTACCGAATCTAATCCATTACCAGATTGGTCGTACCACTTGGTGACTACACCAGTAGAACCGTCGCAGAATAATTGAGCTTGACCTGAGAGTATATCTTTGAAATCTAGATCAGCTTCTGCATCATCTGATAGTCTTTTAATTCTTATGATATTTTTATGGAACACGCCCATAGAATCTGGATATGTGCCACTACGTAGCCTTCTTAGCGAATATGCGTATAATGCACCAGAATATAAATCCAATAAAGGCGCTTGACCGTATGCTATTCCCATTATATTACCTTATGCCAACATCAAAATCTGTGTCACTTTATAATTGGTGCTATCTGTCGAAGCAGCTGTAACTATTAATCTTACATCTCCACCATTTATATCAACATCAAAAGATGCTAATTGTGATGCTGTCCAAACAGAAGCATATTCAGTAGCTATTGCTGTAGTTCCATCGTGTGTTATTACCATCTCTGTTATGTGTCGATTGGAACCAGTTTTTGCTTCTATTATAATCTTAGCACCGCCATACGTAGTAGCAGACCAAGAAGACACGGCGGTTGGTGAAATTGTCGTTGTTGTTGCTGATGCTGTTAGCAATTCCGAATTTGACCCAAGCCCGACAATAGATGCTGTTAACTTTCCAGTAGAAGGAATATACGAAAGCGCTGTTGACGTAGTGCGAACTCTTGGAGTTTGATCACTTCCAGCAGCAGATACAAAGACAGGATAATGCGTAGTTTCTGATGTATCATTTGTTGCATTAATTATATTGGACGGACCAGCAGAACCAGTGAATCCAAGTGATCCCGTAAAACCAGTTATGCCTTGGGAACCAGTTAAACCAATCGCGCCTTGACTTCCAGTAAAACCAACGTTTCCTCTTGAACCAGTGAAACCGATAATGCCTTGAATACCTTGGATACCCTGAGATCCAGTGAATCCAATTACACCTTGAATCCCTTGTGAACCAGTGAATCCGATAGCACCCTGAATCCCCTGCGAACCGGTAAATCCGATAACACCTTGTATACCCTGCGAACCCGTGAAACCCTGCAATCCCCGACTTCCAGTGAAGCCGATGTCGCCGCGATCACCCGTTCTTGCAAATGTAATTACAATATCTTCGTTATTAACGAACGATCCACTACCAGAAACATAACTAGAGTTTACTGTAAACCAACCTGTATTATCAGTTAAGCCTGATATCGTATAAAGTGCAAATGTATTATCATCAAACTTTTTTGAGACGCGAAAGTGACCTTTGATGTTACTTGTGCTTCCGGCAATTGTGTTTAGAAATGACGATATGTCAGTAGCAGCATCGTTTGCTTCGTCAATATATAGTGCTGTAGCAAGTGATAAGTTAGAACTACTAAATCTTAATCTTCCAATACCAGGGTCCGATGCAGCCGTTCCGGTATCAAAAGTGTAATCAAATGATGCACCGCCAAAATTTCCATCGGCTCCTTTGCTTCCAGTAAATCCAGTGCTGCCCTGCGAACCAACAAATCCTTGCGAACCAGTAAATCCGATTACGCCCTGCGATCCAGTAAATCCAATACTACCAGTAAATCCTTGTATGCCTTGACTTCCTGTGAAACCGATGACACCTTGTATTCCCTGTGAACCAGTGAAACCAATTACACCTTGAATGCCTTGACTTCCCGTTAAGCCAATAACGCCTTGACTACCCGCAAATCCGATTACACCCTGTGAACCAGTAAAGCCTTGGATGCCTTGCACACCTTGTGATCCGGTAAATCCCTGAATACCTTGAACGCCTTGACTTCCGGTAAATCCAATTATGCCTTGAATACCTTGGATACCCTGACTCCCAGTAAAACCCTGAATGCCTTGAATACCCTGAGATCCAGTAAACCCTTGGATACCTTGGCTACCAGTGAAGCCTATGGAACCTTCGCCACCAGCCGCGCCCTGTGAACCAGCAAAACCTCTAGAGCCTGTAAATCCAATGTTGCCTTGTGAGCCCGTATATCCCGTAGACCCTAAGAACCCAGATATTTCACTTGGTTCTTTCCATACACGAACACCAGTGTCGTTTGTTGTGAGAATATAACCATCACCTTCAGCGACTCCAAGATCGGGTTCAGCGTCTTGTAATTTTAAGAACTTGTATCTATTCTCTGGGACGTCGGCTGGTGATGTTTTTTTCACCTTACCTGATAAAAAATCTACCATTTATCATTCAACTCCGCTGTGTTCGCTAGAGAGTCTTTCTTCGGCGGCCGCCCACACGTCAAATACAGAAGATGTTTCTGCTCGAACTTGAATTGTATCACCGGAAACATTGTTTGCTGTTCTTTTAAATAGACTACGACCTTGTAGTGGTATGAATGCTGTATCCCCGGCAGGAACTTCTACCTTCCCAATTTCAATCGTATCATCATCCTCTGTTACGAGCACTACTTCAATCCAGCGGTCAACAGTGTCTTTATTCCGCGCAGCAAGAGGAGTTAAGAAAAATATTTCCCCTGGTCTTATTGCTCTAGCAGGGTCAGCCGGGTCTCTTACTGGATACTTCGTAGATGCATCAGGTACAGAAAAATCTGGAGCCTCTGCAACAGTAAAAAATGTATTCGGCACGTCGCTTTTTGCTATTCTCAATCCTTTGCCAGTAGATGGGGTTCTACATACGATTCTTGTCATTATTAGAAGCTCCTTGCAATTGCGGCGCGTGTTGCTATTCGGTTAACTGATTGTTCGAATGGTGGTCCAGTAAGTTCGCCGGTATCAGCGTCAATCTTCATGCCACCAATGAAGAGAGCAGAACCTTGATCGTCTTGCCCAGATGCGATTACAACACCACTATCCAATTCCAAGATGCTTTCTTCTATTGTAGCGAAGTTTCTTGCTGGTGGAATCTTTGTTAGCGCAACGCCGGCCATGATACCAGTCCAAGTATGCCCAATCGCTGTAATTACGGATGGTTCTGTCGTTGTTATCGTGTTTTCAATCGTGTTAATAAGCGCGACAACAAGACTGTCTATGATTGCGTCTGCAGCTGCTCCGACATTAGCAAGAGCTTTCATCTGATCTCGCATATTTTCGAATGCGAATATGAATGCAGCTTCTTTATCGAGTGAGTAGACCTTTACCCCATTTGTATCAAAAAATCCTTTGGCGAAGTCCAACATTGGCTTTTCGTTTGCCGTTTGAAGAACCCAAACCATTGATTGAATGAATGTGGCTGCATCGCGGCGCGTAAATGTCTCATCTTCGGCGTTCCACCCGGTCGTATACCCACCAGATACTAGTGCGTTCCACATGTCATCTATTATCGTTGATTTTGCATCGTCTATAGCGACAGCAGCAGTTGTTTGAGTTGTAAGACTTCCTTCTGTAACCTCTGTTGGCAGAACAATTTGCCTTGATCCCTTGGAAACCATGGTGTAATCTCCGAACTGGGTCGAACATGAGGAAAGAATTATCTGTCCTCCAGACAGAGCAAGAAAATGTTTATGGGCCCAAATGGATATAGCGTTGACAGCGTTAATTAGCGCACCATTCTTTGCAACATATCCAATTCCATTATGAGAAACCGGCGTCGCACCCCAAGTCATAATGTTTGGATAAATGGAATATGGAGAACAGACAGCTCCATCAGCGAGAGCAACGCCAGCACCACGGCCGACAAGTGGGTTAGCATTTTCTCGATCAAGCGGCGGCACAACTGTATCCCAATATGGATTTGTTCTAACAGCAATCTTGTGTGCATATGGAGCTCTTGTAATGACAGCACCGGGCCTAAATGAAACAGCAAATCCCTCTGTAGGATTTTCCAAACTATCTAGTCTCCAACCTTCGAAAAGCGGTCCTTCAAGGAAGCAACCAGACCCCATTCGAAACACGTTACGTTCTTCAAATCCTGTTTCTGGTCGAATTATGACAGATCTGTGTGCAGCTCGAATGACTGTATTGTCCGGCATGTCTAGATGACCGCGCGTTACATATGTGCCTGGTCCAAGGTCTATGAGTGTTAGAGATGCACGAGCTTCAGCAGCTTCGAGTGCTTTCTCTATTGTAAGGTAAGCATCATTCCAACTTTTACCAGAGTTGTAATCGCTTCCGCTTTTCTGAACAAACAGAGCGTTTTCAACTGAAATATCTCCAGCAAAAGAGATGATGTCTTCTATTGTTACATTTGCGGAAAGTTCTTCATCATAAAATTCTTTAAATCGTTTGACGAATAGTTTTCCATCATAGGTGTTGAGAGCTATCTCACCTAGAGCAAGTTGTTCTGTTGTGGGAACCTTATCAGGAACCGCACTTCTACGAAGTTTAATCGTTGTGTTTGACATTTGTCCTCACAGAATGGTTATATAACCGAATGTATTTGGGTGAGTCTATTAGACTCACCCTTTACTCTATTTATATTAGTAAGTGCCACCGTCCAAATTGATAAGTTTTACATCACCCGCGGTTACTGAGAATTGACGAACTGTGTTTCCTGTATCAGCATATCCACCAAATGACGCAACACCAAGTGTTGTGACTGTAGCAGTATTAGCAGCAAATGTCAGGGTGTTTGCACTATCGTTATATGTGACTGTAATAGCTTGGCCACCGACGACGTATCCAGCAACAATGTCTTGAATACTTTCTGGATTTAGCGACACAGCGCCAGTGTTTACTATGAAGTCAGTTGCAGAGAAACTTGCAATACCCTTGTTGGTATCACTTGCATCTTCACCCGAGATCGTGATAGTGTTGTTTGAAACAACTGTGTCAATTCCTTCACCAGCCGCAAACGTGATTGTCTCTCCGAGTGAAACTGGATCAGCAGTTCCGGTCTCAGCAGCAAACGTGATTGTGGAATTTACGAGTTTGTTATTAGCAATCGACCCGGCAAGCATATCATTCGTGATACCGGCAGCTTTTACGCGGAGCGCATCCGCGACGATTTCGATTGAACTGTCGTCTACGTTTACACTGAAAACTGTTCCAGTTAGATCAAGCCCATCTCCTGCTGTATATTGGCCTGCGCCGGAAAACTGAATCCAAGTGATGGCGTCTGTTCCGACTGTGAACGTTGTAGCGTTTGCAACGGATGCTACCCAACCAGTGTTACTATAAATAGTTCCCCCAGCAATGAACACAAACGAACCTGGAATTTCAAGAGCAGTATCACATTCACTACAACGGCGCAATATCCAAGGAGTGCCTGCATCGCCTTGCTGAATGAGAACATAAAGACCGTTGTGAGCCGGATTTGTTTGGCCAGCAACAAGCAGTCTTCTTGCTGTCGTTGTGTTTAGTGTAATGCCGTCGATTGTTGGAAATGCACCGTTTGCATCAGCAGTAAGAGTTGCACCAACTCCAGCCGTGCCGTTATCGTAAGTAGCTGTTAGATTTGTAGATGAATAAGCGTTAGCTGCAGTTCTTGCTTTTAGACCTTGAGCAACCTCATCAACATATTCTTTATTCGCAGCATCATTTGCGGATGTTGGAGTTGCAACACTAGTAATTCTGGTATTAGAAACGTCAATTGTTCCGGTTCCGGCCGGATCGAGAACGATATTACCATCTGTATTCGTAGAGCTTATTGAGTTTCCATCAATACGGATATTGTCTATATCAATCTGTGTAAGACCAGCAATCGTAGTTGTTGTAGAACCAAGAGTAAGAGTAGAAGTTCCGAGCGTGATATTTTTAGCAGCAACAGCTCCAGCAGTGACCGTGAAGTTTGCGTCCGCGAAGCTTGCTACACCTTTGTTTGAGGTGGAAGCATCTTCACCAGCGATAGTGATTGTTGTTCCGGTATGGGTTACATCCATACCTTCTCCACCGAGAAGACTGATTGCATGTCCAGCAATTGTAAGCGAACCGGAGTCTGTTGTTATTGCTTTCAGAACAGTATCTTTGAGCTCAACATCACCAACTGTAACATTAAAGTCGTCTGTGTTAAAGCTTGCAACACCTTTTTGGGTAGTAGATGCATCCGAAGCACTTATGATTAGCGTGTTTGCGCTGTCAGTATATGTTACTGTAATACCTTGAACCGAAGTTCCAGAGACAAATCCACCAACAACATCTTGCACAGCTTCCGTGAAGTCCGATACTTGTGTAGATACAATATTTATGGTTGAATTGGCAGCTGCTGTCAATCGACCCTGCGCATCCACGGTAAAGGTAGCAACAGTATTTGCGGAGCCATATGCACCAGCAGCTACTGCTGTGTTGTCGAGGTTGAAGGTAACATTGTTTGCGGATACAACAGACGTAATACCAGTTCCACCAGAAAGGACTAGAGTTTCCGCAAGAAGAGAAATAGTGTCAGTACCAGAGTCACCTGCAATAGACAAGTCTGTTGCAATTGAAGCTGTATTGGCAGATGTGATTTGCCCCTGTGCATTAATAGTGATAACAGGGATTGACGTAGAGGAGCCGTATGTATTTGCAACAACGCCAGTATTATCTATATTTATTGTAATTGTATCATTAGTAGAATTAGCAATAGAACTTAACCCAGTACCACCAACAATTGTAAATGTTTCAGTAGCTAAATTTAAAGTTCCAGATCCAGTATCACCTGCATATGTAAATGCTGTATTTGACTGAATTACGGAAATCTCTTCGCCGATTATGGTAATAGCAGAGTCTACGTATTCTTTTGTAACAGCATCAGTGTTTGCTGTTGGGGTTGCAAGGTTTGCAATGCGTGCAGTTGAAACATCAATAACACCGGAACCAGCAGGATCAAGTATCAGATTTCCGTTTGTATTTGTGGTAGAGATTGTATTTCCATCGAATGTAATGTTATCGACGTTAAGAATATCAATTTTGCTGTTGGCATCAGTGATAATGGCACTATTTGCAGTCAGCGTACCCGGTGTATGGTCAAGCTTTGACGTAAAGTATTGTCCACCTATAGCTACTATGGTTGACGCTACGCCGGGAACAGTCTCATTCCCGATACCTATGTAAAGGCGATCCCCACCGTTATTTTGGGCTCCGTCCAAATAAGAGTAAGCTAATTCACCTTGAGCGAGAGATGGTGGCGATCCGGTAACACCAGAGCGTTTTATTCGAATTGTCGATGCCATTTAGAAGTGACCTCCATTTATGTTTTGTTTTTCTAATAGTGTTGATGCAATATATTTTTCTCGCTCTTCATCATAAATTAGAATAGAACCATCTACCTGCGTGGAGGTATCAACATCTAATAGGTCACCAAGTCGTCTAACGGCAATCACGCCAGACTGATTTACCTAGAACGACTCTTTTTCTTCGTCAACAACTACACTTATTCTATCTCTTGTTGACAACGTTGCCATCTATTACTCCGTTGAGCTTATTGTTGGAAGCAGGAACAGAATGCCCTCAAGCAGCTTTGTGGTCTGAATCCCATCAAACATAATCAAATCATACTGATACTTACCGGGCTTTTTTCCTGCTGTTGCAGAGCCTGGTATCATGAGTTCAATGTTGTTTACAAGGGTGTCATCAATTACTTCTAGGGTAGCTTCGAATGATTTTGTCGATGAGTAAAGTTTCCTTACATCACATCGGAATGTCTGGTCAGAGATGTTGAAGTCTACTCCTTCTGAATCGAACAAATCAAGCACGACTGCAAAGTCTATTCCTTGGTCTACATAAAGATTTACTCGTTCGGTCATTTGTAACGTGTCCCTGATTTTATCTTTATTTATCGTTATGCTATAGTGGGGATTCTGGCCAGATTACATTTGTCGGGAACCCAGATTGATCTGGTATCTCTCGTAATAACTGACGGTATGTTTGCCAAGCTATCCCGTCAATTGTTGACGGTGCATCGGGAAGTTGTGTAAAGTCGCTCGCGAGAAGAAGCTGGTCTCTAGCGTATCTAACAGATTGAGCTAAATCTTCTACGCTTGGATCTGTGTTGTATTCAATTGCACCATAAGTATCAACTTCAACGTTATCAACCTCAATGGTCTGTTCTCTCCAATATTCTATTGGAGCGTATTGCCTAATCACGTTCTCTAACGGTTCTGCTCTTTCGGGCATTCTAGTGAAAACATGCAAAACACCGAATTGTGGAGAATCGTACTTGACTTCCATCGTCTTTGCTTGTGCGTCAACTCTCAATATTCGATATGCGTATTGAATAATCATATTGTTATCCTCTCTTTAGGTTGTTGGACCCAAAATTGTTCCAGTTGTCCAAAATGTTATGTTACTTATTCCTTCTATCGCTAATCCCCCAGAGCCACCAGAACCGACGTTTCCTATCACAATGTTGGAGCCACCGAATGACGACACGGAACCGCTAGAAGCACCAGAAGCACCAGCGGAACCTCCAGTTCCGCCATTTGACTGATTTGCACCCATAGACAAAATTCCTTGAGAAGTATTAGTTTGTGCCACAACTCCCCCACCTCGGCCGCCGGCGCCCCCGGTCGTCAGAGATCCGGCCGAACCGTTCGCAGAATTTGTCGATGACCATATTATTGTTGTATTCGATCTTGCATTATCGCTACGATTGCCAGCCGTTCCCAAACCGGCACCTCCACCGCCTCCACCACCGCCAGCCCAGACTCGGTTCGTGGATACTGCTGCTGTTAAGCCGGGGCCCCCACCGCCGCCGCCCCCACCGCCAGCTATGGTTCCATTATTTTTCATGATGAAAGAACTCTGTGCAAGCAATCCTCTTCCACCAGCACCACCTGTGCCGCCAGTCAGTGCTGCGACTGTAGTGGCTGGATTACCAGCACCCGTTCCCCCTGCACCACCTCGGCCTACTATGGTACCGTTGTTTATGATGTTTAAGCCTTTTGGAAAACTTCCACTAATCGTCATAGCATATGAAGATGCACCGGAAGATGCAGTTGAAATGACTACACCAGAATTTATGGTCAATATGAGCCATTTATCCTGATTCCATCCTTGAGCTATAGCAAAATCTCTCACATTGACATCATTTGTGTTTGATGTTATAGCAGTTCTAAATGGAGCTTCTTTCCCGTAGCCATCCCCATAACTTATAGTAGAAGCATTCTGCAATTGTGGAGTATTTTGATCTGTCGTGTACCCAACAAAAAGATCTCTAACAAGAGAATCATTTATGCTGAGCACCTCAGTTCCAGTTTTGCTAAGTTCTATGTTTATGTCATTCGCTGATATTTCATTTGGAGATATGGGTAAGGTCATATATCATTCTTTCTTGTTCTGTTCTACCATATCTATCAAATCTTTCATAGCTTGTATCAATAACGGTACAAGCTTTTCATACCTGACTGTCAGATAGTTTTCGTCTATTGGTGCCGGAACAACAATCTCCGGTAAGACAGATTGCACTTGTTGGGCAGACACACCAACATCTCTTACTTTCTCGTATCCAAGACCGACAGCAACTTCATTTGGCTCATAATAGAACGCTTCTAGTGTTTTTATCTTATCAAGCGCATTTTCTATCGATCCAAGCCTTGTTTTCAGTCTATCATCAGAGAAGTATGCAGTGATGTTTCCTGTTGCGCGGATTTCGCCAGCAGTACCAGATGCGGCCGTGTTTACACCTAAGCTATTGAATTGAACGTTATTAGTGGTATTCAAACTCTGGTTAGCTGATATACCCTGACTTCCGGTAAATCCAGCTGATCCAGTAAACCCGACTGAACCCACGAAACCAACCGAACCATTAAATCCAACTGAGCCGCTGAAACCCTGAAGTCCTCTTGAACCAGTAAATCCGACAGAACCTGCGGAACCCACAACTCCTTGGCTTCCTGCAAATCCTATTGCGCCCTGGCTTCCCGTGAAACCAATTGATCCCGTGAAACCGGTACCACCTCGCGAACCAGTAAATCCAACAGACCCAGTAAATCCGTTTGTTCCGTCTGATCCGATGGTTCCTGGCGTACCCTGACTTCCTGTGAAACCAACGGACCCTCGTGAGCCAGTAAATCCTGTAGCTCCTGTTTCTCCTGCTGAGCCAACAAATCCTCTACTTCCAGTAAAACCTAAGTCGCCTTTTGATCCTATGAAACCGGTATCACCTCGTGAACCAGTTGGGCCAGCCGAACCGGTAAATCCAGCTGAACCAGATGATCCCTGACTTCCGGTGAAACCCAGAGAACCAGTAAATCCAAACGATCCGATGATACCCGTTGGACCTTGACTTCCCGTGAAACCGATAGAGCCGGTAAATCCAGTAGCACCCTGTGAACCAATAAATCCAGTGCCGCCACGACTTCCCGTAAATCCGATAGAGCCGGTAAATCCAGTAGCACCCTGTGAACCGGTAAATCCAGTAGCACCGCGACTTCCTGTGAAACCAATCTGACCTTGACTTCCATTAAATCCGATTGGGCCTTGACTTCCGGTAAATCCGATAGAACCGGTGAAACCCTGTGAGCCCGAAAATCCGATTATACCTTGGCTACCTGTAAATCCTTGTGAACCGCTGAATCCCGTTTCTCCGCGACTTCCTACAAATCCAGTGTCTCCTTTTGAGCCCGTAAAACCGATAGAACCGGTAAATCCAGTAGCACCCTGTGAACCAATAAATCCAGTGTCGCCACGACTTCCAACAAAGCCCTGATCTCCTTTTGGACCGACAATAGGACCAACGCTGATCCACTCCACTCCATCCCAAACATACAAGTCACCGGATGATAAGACGATGTATGCGTCATTTTCTTGATTGCCGCTACTCGGCAGGTCAATCACATCTTGAACAGAACCTCTAAATGATATACTGATTCCCTGATCTCCCTTAGATCCAGCGAAGCCAGTGTCTCCCTTACTTCCGGTGAAACCCAGAGAACCAGTAAATCCGGTATCACCCTTACTTCCTGTAAATCCGGTCGCTCCCTGGCTGCCAGCGAAACCCTGAGAACCAGAAAATCCCTGATCTCCCTTTGAGCCAGTGTATCCTTCTGAACCCACAAATCCTGTATCACCGCGGCTTCCGGTAAAGCCAATTGAACCAGAAAATCCCTGAGAGCCAGTAAATCCTGTATCACCGCGACTACCTGTGAAACCAATTTCACCTTGGCTTCCAGTAAATCCCGTGTCACCACGACTTCCTACAAATCCTGTATCACCGCGACTACCTGTGAAACCAATTTCACCTTGGCTTCCAGTAAATCCGACAGATCCGGCGAAACCCTGCGAGCCCGAAAATCCCTGAGAACCTGTGAAGCCAGTGTCTCCCTTACTTCCGGTGAAACCCAGAGAACCAGTAAATCCAGATGATCCGGTAAATCCAGTCAAACCCTGACTGCCGGTAAATCCAGATTCTAAAGATTTCCAGTCAGTGCCACTAGAAGTGTAGAATGCCCCATCCTCTCCATATACAATAGTACCTGCATAGAAATCTGGGTCTAACTCAATGGGAACTATCTGTGGAGAACCCTTCCCGACAATTGTAGTTGCACCACTTATCGTCTTATATGACATCATCTTGCTCCGCTTGACCAACGGTGAACGCAAGAGTTACATCAATAACAGCCGCATCGCTTGCTGTTATTTCAAGTCTATCTCCCGTGTAGATGAATTGCCCATTCAAAGGAAAGAAAAGCGTATCTTTAGCAGGAACCGAAACGGTGTCAGCTATAAAAAAATTCGCATCCATTTCGGCCCTATAAACACGAATACTGAAATTTCTAGTAACGGTCGAACGATTGCACACAACGAGGGGTGAGATGATTTCAGCAACGCCAGGAACTACTATAGTTCCCCCGCCAAAACTTTCCTCTGGAACCTCGTAACTTGGGACTTCAACTAACACCTGCCAGTTTGTGTCTAGTGTGATACTTTTTCCTATAGGTTTTGCATCTGGAGCTTGTGATGTTGATATGATTGTAATGGTCATTAGAATATCCTACTATTTGCTGCTCTTCTAGCTAATCTTCTGACTGATGAAGTGAATGGTCTGCCTTCGAGTCTGCCCGTCCGCCCGTTCACTCTCAATCCCTTTGTGAAATACGTGTTGTTCAATTCATCAGCACCAGACCACCTAACTCTGCCACCTTGCTCTTGGAGCACGGAGCCACTAGCTGCTATAGGTTTTCCCACACGCCTAAAATTCAGAGGCAGAGCATTCTTGTTTACGCCAGCACCAGCCAGATTGAACTGATGTCCAAGGCTTTCGATGAGTGAACCAAAAATCAATATTCTTGGGTTTGTGATCGTGTTTATAGTTATCGTGACTACCAGTTCATCTAGTGTGATGGTCTCTTGTGCGTCTGTGCTATAAACGGTTACGATGTAGTCGCGCATTCTGTCATACGAATCGATGAACGCTTCCAAGAGAGTCTTTCCGCCACCAGCACTCCCGTTGGGGTCAAATACCAATTCGCCTTTGTAGTCGAATAATCCCGCAGCAAAATTTCGGGTTCCAGTTTGTTGACCAGAGCGAAAATCGTTTGCGATAGATTGAAGCCAGTTTCTTGCATCTCTTCTAGTGGATTCTTCGTTGACGTCATATTCTTCTAGAACCAAGAAGTTCCACATGTCGTTAATTATTGAGTCAGAATTAGCTTCAATCCAGTCGGCCAAACGGGGCGACACAATCAAATTTAATATTTCGGTTTCATATGGATCGACAACTGGTGTCGATCCCTTGGCCCTCATTGAAATATCACCGAATTGCGTGCCCGAGTTGTTCAGCGTGATTTGCCCGCCGGATAACGCATAGAAAGCAGTTCTCTGGAAAATCGAGATGGAAGATATTCCGTTGATGCCGGCACCGTTCTTTGCGACATATCCAATTCCATTCGGAGAACGCGGTGTAGCACCGAAAGCAAGCATGTATGGGAATATTGAGTTTTGGTTCAGAACGGAGCGGTCAGCCAACAAAACTCCACCACCTTTTCCGACAAGTGGATTTCCGTTATTTGGATCGAGCGGAGCTGCTATAGCAACTCTGCGATAATTGCTGATCTGAGAAATGTCACGAATGTAAGGTGAACGAAGAATGAGAGCGCCTGGTCTGAAAGCGACTGCAAATCCCTTCGTTGGATTGTCTAAATCATCGACTCGCATGTTTGTAAATGCAAATCCCTGCACATAGCAACCAGATCCAACGAGAATGCAGTTTTCTTCCTCATATCCATCATTCATTGCAATCGTCGTAGAATACTGTCCGCTTGTTGACACGATTGAGCAATTATCTGGCAATGCTAGGTTGCCATTCGTCGTATGGGTTCCCGGTAACACAGATATTGAGACTGGATTTTGAGCAGCTTGTGCTAAATTGAACGCTTCTTCAAGCGTCTTTAGGGGTGTGCCGTAAGAACCATTTCCAGACGATACCACCGAAGAATCGACGTATAACTTTGTGGTCTTTAGCAAACCAGAGAAAACTTCGTTCTGTAAAGAGGAAAATGCAATCTTTACAGTCTGATTAGCGGTGTTTCTTAGAATGAAATAGTCATTGTCATTGAGCGGCGCGACATAAGAAGCGTCAACTCGGATGTTCGGATTTATAATGTCCGTATTTGCTATGGACCCACCTTGAACCTGTATATCGTCAAAAACTTCCTGTTCAATCGCGTTCACAAGTTCGCGCCGAGTAATATTCTTCGTTCCTTGGTCGCCGCTTTCTATGTTAACAGTAACAAATAGGTCTTGACTCTTTGTCAAGTTACCTGATATCGGACTCAGTTCGGATATTTTTGTCATGAGTAGACCCTCGCGTCTTTATATTCTTATTTCTATTTATCATTTTTGACTTGACAAAACACAACGTTGATGTATAATCAGTGTAACTGTTAAAAATAAGAATATGCTGCTTTAGTGAAATGCTCTTGTAAATTTCAGAGCATCTTCGGATGAAATGACGTAAGCTTTAAATGTAGGTGTTCCTATTAGCAACGACTTCTTTAATCTATGTCTGCCATCTAGCATTCTATATTGCTTCATGAACGGGTTTTTCATGCCTTTTGCTAGAATGCCTGGCAACTCTAAATCTGCATTCAAAAATCTAACGCTATCAGTGGATATACTGTCCACTTCCTTATGAGCAATCATGTTGATGTCAACCTCTTGTGGCTCAATATTTTTCATTCGAATATAAGAATATAATTCCCCACAATCAATGTAAAGTTCTTGATGATGAAGTCGCCACTCTCCATCCATCACGTGCATCATAATATGCGAAAACCAAAGCTGAGTCTGTCCGTTTCGCTTCCTACACAGTGCCAAAGATATGGTGGCTTGTCAGTAATGCTGAACAACCGGAATGTCAATCCGGCGTCATCATAATCAGTAATGACTTCTCCGTTTTCGTAATATCGAAAGAATGACTTCCCCGCCTCTTTTGCCCATGTAATATATAATCTTTGGCAAGGAACGTCGGCATTTGTGTGCCAAGACATATATCCAGTGTTGGGATAGTGAAAGTGACCACTTACCTGTATTGTGTTTTCTGGAAATGATTTTTGTATGACGTGAACCATCTTGTCGGAAATTCTCATGTGGGAAAAGCTAATCAGATTATCTTTGGTCGAAACTTCGTTGTCGCCGCTAGATATTGCAATTAGCGCTTCGGCCGATAGATTTGTTTCCCAATCTTCTACTATCTTTTTACCAACTAATCTACTATTCAGTAATATTCTATCCAGATTGTTATTTACGATATGAGAAATTTCTTCTATTTGCTCTTCTGGTATAGATTTTCTTAAACTCATTTCAATCTGTATCCATACTTTTCATTGTAGTCAATAAGAATTTCCTGTGGTATTTCTTTATTCACCTTGTAAAAACAATCAAGGTTTGCTATCTTATTCATAACCGTTTTTGGCAATTCTCGTAATAGTGTTTTGTCTTTTTCTATGTCAGAAACGACATCAGGCAGGCCTTTAGTGAGTGCTCTTAGCTGGAGAGAATCCAGGTCTGACAATTTTTCCAACCTAACGGATCTATACATCTCCAAAAAGAACATTCTTACGAGGTCCATGTCGAATAATACTTTTGTGGGGTTTTTATAGTCGTCAAAAAGGGTCTTGTCAATGTGCGCAAGAAACGCTTTATCAGCATCACTCAAATTTTGGTTATACTTTTTTACAAGGATGGCAGCTTCTTTTGGGATTATGCCCTCTTTTACGAGAGCATCTGGCTTTTTATCGCTAATCAAAAAGCTTAGTTTGTTTGTACCTATTGACGAATTAAAAAATATGATATTCATTTTGACCTCTCAGAATACTATAATAGCTATGTAATTGGGATCAACTGCTGTTATTCCAAACACGTTTCCGGTATTGTTGTCGTTTCCGCCCAAGTGGATATAGTTATTATAAAATGTTCTTGCTGCTACAGAAAATCCATTAGCGGTTCTACTACTCACAAACGCGTTGTATAGTTGCATACTTCCATTTGTAATAGAAGGGGTTAAACCTGTTCTTCCGTCATCAACATTTGTAATCACAACGCCCCAATTTGTTGTGCCGTTTCTAATTGCAGAAGCGCATGAAATTGAATAGTTTCCTGTTCCATTTTTGACGAGTGTCAGATTTCGTGATTTGAATACTTCTCCTGTGGAACCGTTGAAAACGATATACCCGCGAGCTGCATTTGCGTTTATCGCATCCAAAGTTCGCTGCGGGTTCATCAATACGTTAGTTGCTGTACCAACCTGCGCGTCTGATAGTGTCGCTATCGTCGGTGAAATTGCCCTGTCAGCGCTCAAATCTCCGTTCCCGCTAACAGTTATACCGTTGCTTCCGGTTATTGTTCTAGAAGTTCTGACCGCTGTAGCTGGGAGTCTAGCATCAGCTATAGTTCCCGTGGTTATTTTAGATCCATCCAACTCTGGTATTCTGGCTGCACCAAGCACCCCTGTAGTAATCTTCGACCCATCCAACTCTGGTATTCTGGCTGCACCAAGCACCCCTGTAGCAATCTTCGAAGCATCTAGATTTGGTATTCTATCAGACCCGAGTATGCCTGTAATAATTTTTGAAGCATCTAGATTTGGTATTCTAGTCACACCGAGAATACCTGTTGTAATCTTCGAAGCGTCCAGATTCGGCACAGCATCTGCGCTAAGATTTGTGATGTTCAATCCATCACCCTGAAACTCAGCTGCGACTATTCTGCCTGACTGAGTGACAGAAACTTGTGGCGAAACAGCGCCTTCTGTCTGAATAATGAAAGATGATGTAGTTGAAGAGTTGTCATGCGACAGCATCCACCGAATATTAGAGCCGTTTATGAGTCTAAATTGTGGCTTGTATTCTGCTGGCGACCTTAGGGTCAACATGTTTTCTGTTATGGAAGAAACGTTGAGCGGCGAAGTAACATCAATGTTACTATTCAAATTTTCCTTGTGTTGAATAGACGAGACCGAAGCTGTATCAGCAGTTAATGTGTCAACCACATTAACTAAATTTGCGGTGAACGTTCCATCAAGTGTTGCATTTCCCGTCGTGGTGTCTCCAAGCACGGAAGCTGTCATAGCTTCCGTGTTGAACAGAGTTTACAATTTCGTTTGTCTTATTCAACCAGCCTTGAAACGTGTCAGTAACAAAGACTTGTTCTAATCCGGGTTTAGCCATTACTACTCTCTATTTTATTGATGGTTTCTCTGAGGTTATTTATGCACTCTTTGATACACGCAACATCTCGCCTCAGTTGAGCCAATTCTTTGTCTCTATTCTTTTCTCTGCGATATTTTTGTAGTTCTAGAACATCCGTTTCTAGAATCGCGTTTGAGTGTCTATCTCTTATCATTCGAAAGCAATCCCTCTATAGTCAAGAATTCTTGGGACACTTGCTACATTATCAGATAGCAAGTCCAGTCTTATCGCAAACGAACGATATCCAACATAAGTTCCGGTCTCATTGGTATAGGTCACGACACCAGTGTCTTTGTTTTCGTCTGGAACGCCGAATATGAACTCCTTGAAGTCCTCTTTATTAGACGTGCTTGAGAATAGATTTGCGCCTGATATCTTTTCCAACTCTATCCAAGGATTGTTTCGAAGTGATGTAGGATCAGCCTCATTCTTTACGCGAATGTAAGCGCGTATGTCAGTTCCAATAGGTCTGTAACCAGAAACGATCATGCGGAAGTCTTCTGAATCAAACCCTTCATTTAATTCTACCTTCTTGGAAATATATCGCGAAGACGTTGCTGGTTCTTCGGTTATGAGATTGATATAAGCAAATAGCTGAGCAGCACCAGTATCGACCATTGGTGTCGTTGTCGGTATGTCTGTTTTTTCGAGAGTCATCACGATACGCAAGTTTTTATCCTGTGCAACATCGTTTGACTTACTAGATATCAAGCATCCCTTTTCGTTGAAATATTTATTGGAGGAGAATTCGAACGTGCTTGTGTATGGAAGCTCTTCTGGTGCAAGAGGATCAATTGCTTTTAGAGATACTTTCACATTCGTATCCGAATCTGTAACCCTATTCACCATAGCCTGAATATAACTGATTTCCACATCACGTATTGAAGTCACCGACGATACAGCACCAGTGTCTATTCCGCGAATAACGTCAGCATCTTCGAATATTCTTGCTTCTCTTGCGGAAGATTTTTCGAGTATAAGCAAATCTGGCGATCTAGGGTTAAAGTATGTCACGATACCTGCAACGACTGGTTGTGATTGTATTGAACCAGATAGCGTTGGTGGTCTTTCCAGAACAATTTGTGTGCTGGAAACTATCTGCGCAATCTTCAGAACTTCCTTGTTTTCCGAAACGTCTTCGACATAGAAGTAGTCGCCTTGAACGTAGTTTGACAGACCGGTTCCATTGACAATGTTTGTTGTTGGATTTAGAACCACTGGATATGTAGTAGATCCCTTTGTCGCATATACCAATTCACCATTTCTGAAAGATCCACCAGAAGTTGCACCTATCGCAAGGAATTCGTGACCTTCGGTTTCAAGTTCTACTGTGCCGGTATTGACATTGAAGTTGTAGCGGTATAGGTCAAATTTCAAATCTTCGTCTTGGTATGCTGTCCACGCACGGTTGTTTGTTGAAGTGAATAGAACTCCATCACCCCAGTCAGCGTTTACTGGCTGGCGAGTTATCAAATCAGTTCCGCCTACTTTCGATGTGAAGACTAGATAGTCTGGGTCGTCAGCATCTGGCCAGACCACAAGAGCATATTCCTTTTCAACATCCAATCTGATTGGCGAATCGAATGTAACGCTTGTTGGTATAGATGCGTCATCAGACATGTTCACGTCTGTTACTCTAAGGTGCTTTGAAGCAAATGGAAGAACCTCAAAAGATGGGACACCATTTTCAACTTCTCTGATCTGAATTGTGACGCCGTTTATTTCACTCTTTCTTTTGAAGTAAACATCAACCCCAGATAGATATAGAGCTTCCGCATCTCTCGCCATGCTTCGCTTTACAAAGAATGTTTGTGACAATGGGTCAAATCCTCCACCATCTCCACCACCATCTCGTTCTTCTCTTATAACTGTTCTATTAACCGCGACACTTCTAGAAACGACTGTTCTGTTTGTTCTGGATTCGCTTATGTCAAATACTGGCGGCCGAGTAGATAGCGTCAATCCAGCTTTGTCAACGCTAAAGTTATACGCATTATACTTTAGGGTAGCTTGAGATAGAGAAGCTGAAGTTATATTGTCTAGAGTAGAAACATCGACAACCCTTAGTTCTCTTTCTCCCACCAAGAATTGATTTTCTGGTATTCTGAATACAGCGAAGAATTCTCCGTTGTCGTTTGTGGTGAGTGTACTTCCGAAATCACCGCTTCTAACCACTCTGACGTCAGGAGAGACTTGTTGTGGCAAATCTTCTGCTAGTGCGCCGGGAGCAACATTTGAATTGACGTCAACGGTATCGAAGAATACATAATGTTGTGTGTTTGGCCGAAGTCCATAAAGTTCTATTTGAATTTCGCGTGATCTTATGAATGGGTTGAAACGAAGATCGGTGACAAAATCCCCAACGGCTTGAACTTCTGCTTCTCCAGCACCGACAGCAAGATTTCTTGTGACGTCTCTGAAGGTATCAGTCTGGGTGGTGACGGTAGTAGTCGTTATAACATTACCGGCTTGACGGCTATCTGTAGTTCTGTTTCTGTTTGTATTTAGCAGGCTGGTATTGGTTCTATTCAGAGGAACAAACTCGCTTAGCGCCTCCGCGAAGTCAATAAATGGTCTGCTTAAATCAACACTCATTTGCACCGGAGTTGTGACAGTATCATACGAAACATCGTAGTTGGGAGTCAATTGTCCGTTACCAGAGAAATTATATTTGTTACTTGTGCATGTTCTAAAATTCGTCGCGTATTGTTGACGTAGGAAGCGAATAATTCTGTCTGTCGATAGGGTGGTGATATCTCCAACGGTTTGTGTCCCGTTGTTTCCCTTTACACGCAAAGCGAGCGGGAATTGTTTGAACCGTGGTATCAGAGAAGTTTCAGATGGATCGATAGCAGCAGAAAATTCAGCATCGCTTACATCAGCGATGTTGAAATCTACAAACGGGTCCACAATGATGCCGTTCTTGAATCTGTTTAGACCATTTTCATCTTGCACGAGCAGATTTCTTGTCGATGACTCTAGCAGAGATAGTGTAGTGTAATACGAAAGGGTGTCAATCTTTTTAGCTAGATTGTCAATGTCCTTCATCGTATATGTCTGAACAGTTCTTTTTCTGATTATAGGACTTTCATTGCGACGATTTAATCTAAATGATTTCTGTGGAGTTAGCATTGGGAAACCAGGAACTTCAATCTCCGCTATTATTGTATTTTCTCTTCCGTTTATATTTCTAACCGAATTACTATCGGAACCAGAGATATATTGGAAAGAGCCGTAGGAACTTCCAATGATGAAGTCAGTTCTTTTCGCATAGTATTCTATCGTAGCAGTGCCATTTGTATTAATAGACGGTACAAGATAGCTAACGCCGTTAGCAAAGATTTGTGAACTTGTTGTTGGCAAACCAACATCTGTATTTGTTAGAAGTGTTGCACCACCATCTGTTGTTGAATATGAAGCAACTGGAAGTCTGTATGGTCTAAAATCCAGACAAGATTTCAAATCTAGAACCAACCCATTCTGGGTTTCGTGATTTGGTATTTCATTTAGATTTGCGTTAGCATAACTATCTACGGTGAAGAAGTTGATCCCGACTGTAGGATCAATTCTGAAAGTTCTTACTCGTATCGTGAGTTGTCCGTTTGGTGGCGTAGGCGTGCCAGAAATCTTTTCGATATAAGAGTGATCGTAAAAATCATCTTTCTGATTCGTCACAAGTCTGAAGCTTCCAGTAAAGTCTGTTCCGAGATTGTCTTTCACTTCTAGAAGTTCAATGACGTCTGGTATACCAAGAGTGTATTTACTCTGCGTTGAACTGAATGTGGTCTTCACGAATATGTTCAATACCTGCTTAACTCTTGGCGTCAGCTCCTGCTGTTTAGCATTGTAGTATACAGCCACAGCCTCGCTAATGGCATCTGTGGTTATGAGTAGATTTCCAGTTACGGTTATCGCCGCAGATACGGTGTTCGCGGTTGCAGGTATACCAGCAGTCGTCATAACAAGAATATCTCTTAAGCTGTCGGCATCGAAGATTTCGCCCTCAGCGGGAGTTAATTCAATCTCACCAGAACCATTTGTGGTGGTCGCAGTATACTTTCTAATCGAAAGTTCTATATCAGATATCGTGCGAGTAAAGGACTGATTAAAGCTGAAAACCATTCTCGATTCTGACGAGTTTATAATCTTTGGTTGTATCTCGACTCTTCCGGTGACATTGCTTCCTATATAGAGAACGTTATCAAAGATTTCGTTTTCTATCAGGCGGACGCCAAAAATGTAAACTCTATTTCCTATGACGTTCTTGACTATCGCCTTTCCTATGACGTTTAGCGAAGTGTCTATAAGATCGACGTTTTGTAATGTCCTAAGCGGCAAAACGCCATCCATACTCACAACCCTTACGAAGCCACCGTAACCGAAGTTGACTGGTTGACCAGAAACAGTGGTTGTCTGCTCTACAACTGGTATACGGAAGAATCTTTTTGTGTCATTCGATATGCGATATCCCTTTGAGTATGCAGTACCTTCACTCATTTCTATAAAGAACTCGCCATCTTCTTCTCTACTCGAAAATCTCGAAATTTGAAAGACCTTGTGGTATAGTCTCCATTTGTTTTCCGATGTTCTTCTGGCAAGTTCTTTCGCGATTGAGTTGAACTGCGATACGTCTCTTGTTTGTACCGCTTGTCCGTTCTCATAACGGCGAAGAATGAAGAATTCAGCGTCTGTTTCTGCTTCTGTTGTTGATTCTAGCTATCAATCTCGGCAGAAGAAAGAGTCTATCTGCGCCGGGTGCATTTTCATTTGGTGATCCATTTGCGTTATCAAGCAGAGACAAATCTTGTTGTGCCGTGATTATTTCTTCATCAACAATATATCCTACGGAAATGTTGTTTGGTTCAAACTCAAACTCTACTGTCTCATCCGATAGAGTACTTCTTGACAACTAATTGTTTGATCGTCTACAAAGAGGAAGTGACCTCTCTGAAATATCACCCCTTCAGCCGCATTCAATCCAAACGAATCTCCTATTGGATTCGAAAATCCAGCGACAGAAGTTGTATTGATAATCCCATTATCAATTATTGTCTCTGTGACCTCGCCGTCAATTTCCTGGGTTCTCAGAATGTATTCGCGAATTTGGAGTGTGTCGCTTGGTTCATATACCTTTTTCTCGAAGTTGCCCGTGTTGACGCTGTTTAGATAAACGACGAAAAACGTGTTAAGGTCGGGTGCGCGACTTTGGAAACCAGATGCACCCTGAACGACAAGCGACTTTAGACCAAACTCATCCTCAATTTCATAGTAGTATTCATCAATCACGCCGTCTTCTTGAACTTCTGTTCTTTCGATATAGCTTTCCGGTTGAATGCCATCAATGACCTTGATGTACTTTAGATTTTTGATTTCGGTAAAGGTACATCCCTTTATAATAGAACCTTCTTTATAGATGTTCTCTCCGAACTGCTCAATCTGATTTTGTAATGTTGTTTGAAGCTGAGTTAGTTCTCTTGCCTGAACAGCAAATCCCGGTTTAAACAACACGCGATAATACTTCTTTGCAATGTCATAGTCATCGAAGTAAGGTGCGATATTTAAATTCGTCTTGATACCCATTATCTGCTTTCAACCCCTTAGAATTCTAGTAAAAATTTTATCTGTTCCGTTTTTTCTGTTGTTCTTTCAACAGGAATAAAATCTGATATGTACATCAATTTACCAGATCCATTCTCATAACTAGAAGTATTTATCTGTGAAATGTTATATACGTTGCCTCTGACTTCAATTTGGACGTCAGAAACGAAACCAACTGAGCTTTTTCCAGTATAATTTATAAGCTTTATGGTATTTCCATTGACAATTTCATGAATTATACCCGTAACAGTTTCGCCTGAGTGAGTTTGAGAAACTATATCCCCAACCACTAGAAGTGATGTTATGCTGGTTCCTTGAAGTATCATCGTTAGTCTGTTATCAAAAGAGTCTGCTGAAAATCCTTCAGAAAATGTTGGATTTTTTACCATAGCCAGAGTCGAGTAGGTACCCTTGTCAGTTATATTAGTTCCGTTCGATGTGATACTGCCAGAAAGACAAATCGCATTTGAAAGTAACTCTCGAATAACGTTGGTTCCATGACCGCCCGCCGGACTTATTATTGGTCTGATGGTAACCGGGTTTCTTACCATCTCATCTAATTGAGCAAAATATGCGGGAGTAATTACTTCTGCCTCAGCTTGAGTATATCCGCTTCCTTTTGATATCATTCTTACTGATGTGATACGGTTCTCTGTGAATGATGGTATTGCTTTTGCACCAGTTCCATCACCTCTAATTACAATCTGCGGAATAATTTGAATGTCTATTAAGTCTTCCGATCCAAGATCACTAAAGACGTCTCCTTGTATTGTTACTTCAAGTCTTTGACCAACTCTTCTAGAGCCTAGAATAGGATAAATTTCAACTCCACCCTCTTCTGTTTCTGCATACAGAACCGTATCTTTATATACGTTTGTCGCCTCAAGGAATGTGCCTTGAGTGTCAAGTAAGTATACTCCGGTTTTGGACTTTGAGTTTACGGTTCCAGTTATTATTTGGTACCCAATGTTACTATCTCTATTCGTGACTTCGATGAAGTCTATACCATCATTTGCAAGACTCTCTACCTGAGCACTTCTTGGAATTGGAATAAATCCTCTCGCAGAAAATTTTCTATACACAGAAAGTGGTATGGAATTCATAAACTTCCAGATATAACCATCTGGAAGGCTATAAATGCCACCAATCTGATTTATTGATTCATTTGACTGTGGTTTTATCTGAGATTTTGTCCCATAGTTGTTTGATATACACTTGAACACTTCATATTGACCCGTTTCTGATTCTGGCTCAACAACTACATAAAAGCTTTTATTCGTCAAGTCTTCTCTGTCGTCATACTTCTGATATATTGTATCTTGCGACCAAAAAATCGAACGGATTGCAAACGAGTAATCTAGTGTTTGGAACTTTTTGCCAAAGACGGTTTTGTTTAAAATATCGGTGACTTCAAAATTTGTATTTTTTGAAATTATTGGTTCTTCGATATCAGATCTGGAACCAAATAACCAGAAATCGTTTTGCAATAGGTTTGATAGATAGTAATTCTCAATGAGGTCATACAAGAAATTAGATGTTTTAGGCACTGTTATTGATCCTCCGAAATGAGATAGATAAATCCATTATTTGCCGTCTCAAGGTAAGTTGCTGCGTCTACCGTAGAATCAAAGTCATCGTCAAGAGAGTGAGTTACGGAGTTATATGTATTTATCACATCAGTCTTCGAAAATTTTGTAAAGAACTTCAAGCCAGCAGGATGAACTACATTTATGTATGTGTCGCTGAAAACTGTTTCTGGAACTGATGTGGATATCTCATAGGAATAATCCTGATAGAATATACTGTCTTGTATCACCTTTTCCTGATTTGTATGAGATTCGAATGTTACCCATCTGCCCTCGGTTCTACCTTGATTCTTTACATCAGAAACCCCAAACGCATCTCCAGATTCATCAATGTTCTGTAACAACGATTCTAGCAGCTGTATTTCCGTATTTGAGCTGGAAACTTCAAGTTGTGTTACAATTCTTTCTCTCTTATCCAAATTGAGAATATTAATTCTTTCATTCTTTGTATACCCGAATCCGGCGTCTGTCACGTCAATTGATTTTATCTTGCCGACAGCCAAAGACACGTCTCCCCTAATTTCAGCATTCAATGAAGCTGGCAGTCTTATAAAATCCTTTGATATTGCATTTATCGTTACTGGTATCGCAATGCCTTCTTTAAATATCGGAACGGACACAATTGTTGGCGTTCCCTCAATAAATTCGATTTTTTTCGAGATGAATTGATTGAAGGTTAGTGATTTTACTGTTATGTTGTTTCCGTTGACAGCAATTACTCTTCCCCTCACTGTAACCGTTATTGCCTCTCCCTCGAATGTAGTTATATTTCTCTGTTGCGTTACGGTATCGCCTATGAAAAAATTTACGTTCGCTGGGACAACAGCGATAACTTGATTTCTAAGATTGAATCGCGCGAATAGATTCTCTTTCACGAGAACGAACACGTCGCCTTGGTAATCCGAACCAGGATTTATGTTCTTCAAACTACTGATTGTGCCAACCTCAAACTCTCTCGGTGCAAATGCAACATTCAGTGGTGTTGTGATGTTCACAACACTTGCCCCGCTGAAAGGGGTCAAAGACGAGTCATTGAAATTCCCTGAGCCCAAACTGACAGCAGCGAAGTCTTCTATGATGTCAGTGACTATGGTCACTGTCTCCAAATTGGACAATTGGTCAACTTCAAAGCTAGAACTATCGTTGAACTCTGTTACAAAAAGCACATCTTTCGTTATGTTAGAATCTCTGAATATGGTCTGTATCGGATAACCACTCTCAAACAAGTAATCAGTACTTTCCGAGTTTGGAAATGATCTATCAAGTATCACTCCAACAGAGTCTACCTTCTGCCCGACGATGAAGCCGTATACGTCAATACCAGCAGAATTTGTCTGTCTTATTATTTCCTCTACAGCAAAATCTCTATTCTGGTTATTGAGAAATATCAGCTGTTCTGATATGAATACATTACTTTCAGTGTTTCCAGATTCGTAGCTACTAGAGGTGTAACCAAATCCACCGTCATCTATCGTGAATATGATCTCGCCCGAAAAATTCTGACTCACTTCTGATACACGACCTTTAGCCCCAACACCAGAATTTTCAGATAGTATCTCTACTCTATCTCCAACTCTGTTGTTTGATGTGAATTGACCAATATCGTTTTGCTCTACATTTACTTTGTTCAATGAACCATAAACGCTTCCATACTCGACAAATGAAGGTTCTGTGCTAAAGACAGCATCGAAATCTTGGAATTGTCCTTTTACGCCGCTTATGAATACAATCGGAATAATAGAGCTTCTAATGTTTATGAAAAACACGTTGTCTACATATGCTTCGGCAGCTGAAATGGACCCATATATCTTTCGGTTCGTGATGTCATTGAATTTTGATATTTCTGTAATCGCATTCAGCTGAATGTATCTGCCTTCTTTCCAAGAGGACTGCGATGGCTTAAACATATCGAATGAGGGGTAATAGATGTCAATCTCGTCATCAAAAAACAATCTGAAGAATAATTCTATACCCTCTTTCGAACCCTTTCTTCTGTATAGATCGAGAATATGCTTTAGTATGAATCTGGTATCTTCATCGAAGAAAATTCCATCTAAAAACTTATTCTTGAAGAATATTATCATGCTTTCAAGAGTCTTGTCTATATCTCTATATGAGTGTATCTTCCTGATATTATAAATTGACTGGTTAGTCTCACCCTCTAAAAATCTATAGTATGCCTTTACAAGCTCTACAAGTTCTCTGCCATCAGTTCTGTATATAGCTGGAAACTGTCGCTCGACAAAAAGAGACGTCTTTTGGGGAACATCAAGGGTGACGTCTGCCAGGCGTTTTATATCTAGGTTCGTCATCTGTCGTTTACTTCTTCAACAATTACTTCGATGTCTGAGTCGTTTAGAATTAGGACGTTCGCCTTTGGTGAAGTTACGTTCTTTTCTTGTGTATTTGCGGTAATTCTAATTCCGTTTCCAGCATAAAATTCGGTTACAAAATCTGACAATTTTACAACACCTGTATCGTAATCCACCGTGCCTGCGTTCACCCGAATGAATTCAAATACTCCTCGTGAACGATCCCGAGCGTTGACTATACTTATAGAACCCAAGCCATTGTCCTCAAAAAGCGCTTCTGTTCCGTCAATTATAAAGTTTGAGCTTCTGACAAACGAGCTGAATGACTGTGTACCAGCCGCCTGAGCAAAACGACATGGGCTTCGAAGCGGAGAGCCAAAATTGAATACGGGGTTATCTGTCCTATTGAAAGTCGGTGAATAAAGTATGTATGGCGAGGCGTCAATAGTATTGCTTCTTATTGACGGGTCTAGGCTGTCTATAAGCGCGCTAACTCTTGATATCTCAAATATTGCACCAAACTTTCCAAGGTATGTCTGTGAATAGTTTTGTAGAAGTTCTCTGACTTCGTTTTCGATTTGCGACTTTGACTTGCTTGTAGATTTGGGTGAGTAAAATACATTTATGGTGGCCTGAACGTTCATAAAACGAGGTGGAACGAATATTGGTTGTATGCCGATTGGAGTCTTGTCCCTTAGATATGTCGAATACTTATCTATCAGAATATCGGAAATTCCTCCATCGATGTTCACGGATATAGCAACCTTTCCAAACCTCGGAGGGTCAAGCTCGTCACCGCCAAATACAGACACATCTTGTATCTCATTGAAATTCTGCTTTAGTAGAATTTCATAATCTCTTTCGGTGACAGCTCTTTCTTGGACCTGTATAGATTTTGGCGCAAAATTCTTGATGTCTTCTATACTTTCTTTTGGTGCTCCACCAGAAGCATTAGCAACAGTTACGGCTACTGCTTCCCTAGAGGTGTTTGATCTGAAGCTTGTCGTAAACCGGCAGCTGCCGTTTGCCTCTTCTCCATTCGTAACTCTGTATAGCACCCTAATCTGCGAGTTTATGGCGGGTTCTCTTCCAAATCGATTGCTTCCGAATGTTATCTCATAAGTTCCATCAAATGCTGGTTGTAGGTAAAATACAGGATCATCTGATCTGACACCGAAAATATCATTTCGGAATAGATATTCAACTCGGTCAAGGGGCTGATCAAAATTGTCGAATACGCGTATGCTATTGGTATCAATATTTTGATTCAACAGCCGTATGCTTTTTCTTCCCTCTGTGACGAAGAAAGCCTCTTCAACGAGGTCACCCTCGAATATCTCTACATTTTCAGCGACGTACTTTGTTCCGACTCTTCTTGCTGCATACTGTTCTTTTGTATAGAAGTTGTATCTTGTAGCATTCTGATTCGTTGTGAACCGTGTATTTTCCGGTATCGCGATAACCGCGCTAGTGTTTGTGGGGTCGTCTATGGTCACGTTGATGTAGGCTCGAGCTGATGTTGCTGACCTTGGTAGATAATTTAACTCCTTCGCATGTGATATCACGGAATTTTCGAGTTGGGCTGTATCAAGAAACATCTCGGATATGGCCATGTTCGTATAGAAATTATTCTGATACGTATTGTATGCTAGGACGTCAAGTAGAACCGAAATGTTCGATCCATCAAAGTCAAAATCTCTGAACTTGCCAGACGGGTCGTTCCTAAGAAACGTTTTCAGCTGATTTTTCGCTTGGAAGAAATCAAGTTCTGTGATAGGCAAAAGAGGTGTGGTTGCCATTCTTATCTAACTCTTTCTATGAATACGTCCACCGAAAGTGGATCTTCTCTATTTCTCACGTAAAAATATATCGTGATTTGGACTCGATTGTCATCGTAAAGTGATGTGACATTTATGTCAATTATGGATACTCGCGGTTCGTAGTTATTTATCACGTCTCGGACGCGCTCTTCTAGGATTTTTAGCGTTACTGGAGTTGCATTTTCAAATAGCGATGCTCTGACGTCAGAGCCTATATTTGGCTGCATCAATCTTTCGCCTCTATCCGTCAGAATAAGATTTTTTAGCGATTCCTTTATCGCTTCCTCGTCTCTTTTCAGTGCTAGGTCAAAGGATATGGGATTGACCGTCAAATCTTTGTAAAAATCAGCGTATATAGACTGCCGCTTTTTGAGCGGGGTTACTGTTGGTATTGGATTGAGTGGATCGTTTAAACTGCGCATATCATCCTCTTATTTTTGCGCCTGCTGGGCCAGGAAGATCGTAGTATTTAAAGCCACCGGTTGTCCAAGATCTCGTGTTACCAGTATCGATATGAACGAAGGTGCTGCGACCAAGATACGAACCTATTCCTCTAAAACCTACCTGATACGCAAGATTCGCGAATTGAATTTGCTCATCGTATGTATTTATGTCACAATCAAATGCTAGACCGGACATATGTAGCGAGCTCCTGGCAGCGCCCGGTATATTAGCATTTACTTCTGGTCTTCTATATGCACTAACTATAGTTATTGTTCTGCCCCAACGTTGTGCTAGAAGATATAGGCGGCGCAGCGCATCGGTATCAACCCCACCTCCTGCGGATTTTGCGGTAAATCCAGCAGGACCAGATTGAGCGGATGATGGTCCAGGTGCATACAAAACCCCATCTTTACCGGATCTGGCTTCTTGATAAGTTGGAAATTCGTAATCATCGGGTAGTGGCGGGATAACATCATTCGGAAAGGTTCCCTGTGGTGGAACGTTTGTTCTGACGCCAGCTTGGGTGGTGAAAGGAGATGACTGATTTGCTTGTATAGTACCTGCTTCCCTCATAGCCGCTATTCTCGCTTCTGTATCTAGACGAATAGCCCCGGATTGAACAGCCCGAAGTGATATTGCGCTGCCAGCACCAGTCAAATTTCTGTTCGCATCTGCGAAGTTTGAGTTCATGATTTCCAAAGGAGCTGTAACTTGATTATACATCCTTTCGATTTCACCTGCTAATTTACAGAAACGCAATCCAACAAATTCTACCTCTTCTTTGTTCCTCTGCCTAAATCTCTCGGAGGATTGAGCTATCATACCAGTCACGGATTCTGTGACGACTCTTGTCGTCTGTTCACTTGCTGCTTGCGCTGCTTGACCTATTAGACCAGCCATTTTACCAAAACTTGATAGCATATTAACATTAAAGCCGTTTCCGATGGTGTTNGGCGTGAACAGAGAAATTCGCGATCTTAGTTGGGAAGCAGATTGTTCTACAACGCTTGTTAGTTGTTGATTGAGATTTTCTAGAACGCCNACTGCTGCTAGTTGTCTTATCCCATTACGAACTGTATTAACGGCTTGAACAAGTCTAGGACCTAGATTCTTCGAGTTTTCTGCTGAGGTTTCGAGTGCAGCCGTAACATTTGTCTCCAATGACTGTTGATTGTTCTCGCTTATCTCAGCTGCTTTTGGCTTGTTTTCGACTGCGAGGCGTTCAGCTTCTCCTAGAGAATTATCGATTATATTTCTATAGTCTTGCGTTGTTCTGTTGAAGTCTGCAAACATCCCCTGTACCGATTGTTGCCCTATTTGTAAGACCTGGTCAAGTTGTGAGAATAGACCGCGAATATTCACGGGCTTTGAACCAGTTGCGAGAGACTGTATTGACGAAGCGATACCGGATGTTAGTGTCAGTATTTGAACTATCTTTGATAGACCAAAATCGCCAGCGCCCGGTCCAGAGCCTATGAAACTCGTTATTGCCGACAGCGTTGAGAGAGCGTCAGCCATGCTGCTACCGGGTTCTGACGCGGACGGCAGATTACTAAATTCCGAAAATGCCGACGCATTTTTGTTCAAGTACGGAAGGAACACGTCATCCACATAGGACTTGACTTCATCTATAGCAGTGTTAGCTATGTAAGTGTCAAATGCGACAGAATCGTAAGAATCCATGACACCATCTTGATTGATGTCTCCGAGTGGGTTTCCGGTAGATGACAAAACAGAGATGAACTTGATATTGTTAGCAAGAAGTGCTGCGCTTATCTCTTCAAGATTCCAATCAACTTCTATCCCAGATTGTTGCGATGTATTACCCTGTGCTGCTTGGAGAACATCAGCGAATTTCATTGCGATACCAAGAGCCCCGGCGACTGTGCTCAAAGCGCCCTGCAGGCTGCTCGCAACATCAACGGAGGCTTGTTGAGCATTCTGAACTAGACCTATCAGTTGCTGAACATTCCCAAGAATTTCGGATGCTTTGGGGTTGATTAGACCTAATACGTTAGTGAAGTTTCCGAGAAATTGCGCCGAATTACCAGTCAAGTCTCTTTGGCCTTTAGCTAAAGAAAAAACATCTTCCACGAGTGAACAGAAAGACCCCATAATCTCGATTCCGATACCAAGCTTGGATAAAAACCGATTTAACAGATCGAATATGCTATTTCTCTTGGTCTTTACCTGAGAAGCAAATATTTTAGGTTCTAGACCGTTTTCTTTTATCAGTTCGTTGCACTCTGCTGAGGAAATGGGCCCGGTCCTAAGACGAATTGCTATGCTTGGATATTCAGATTCGAAAGTTCTGAATGCTATTGGGTCAAGAGTTGAAATAGTATCATAAATTACATCTCGATTCGGAAAAATCTCTCGAAAGAAAATCTGATTAATGTTGACAAACGATACAAAGTCATTTACGGTTCTGATGTTGGTTATGTCAAACTGCTCTTGGATATTCTTGGGAACATAAGTAGTTCTTAGCTTTCTCTTCAAGAGAGCGCTGACTTGTCCAGTTGAAACCAATTCAGTTTTTAGCTTGCGATAGCTATTCAATTCTCTATTTAATGCCTGTGTATTTTCGTTTAGAATACGAATAGTATCTTCATTGTTTTCTGGTGTTAATTCGAAAAAATCGCGTGATGCTGCTTCTAACTTCAGCACCAGAGATTCTTCGTAATTGCAATCTGTAAAGTCTACCATGATTTCTCTCTTATCTTACGTTTGCCAGTGATATTCTTGGATCGGCGCTTTCGTTGCGTAATGGTTGTGGACCAAAGGCTGGAGCAATACTACTAACGTCATCTAAGGTAAACGACATTGTAGACAAAGAGGGTGGGTGTCTGTCTGGCGGTGCTGCTGGTCCAGCGGCTGCTGACTGTGCTGCCATTGGGGTTTCCCCTGCTTGAGCTTGTCCTGCGACATCACCACTTGGATTTTCAGCAATGGTGTCATCGAATTTGGATGATTCTATATCTTCCTTCGTTTTTATCTCGTTTCCTGAATCGGAACTAAACGCGCCCGCTGCAGACGCTCCGCTAGCAAGTTGAACTATATCATCTACAAACACAATGCCCGCTGTCATATATGCAAATCCACCGGCTTTGATATTGACGTTTGCAGAACCTTCGAGATAAGTGGTTTGACCCTTTATGGACATGTTGCCCGTACTCTGTATTTTTGCATCAGCGCCGCTCTTTATATTCACATCGTCAGAGGCTTGCGCAAACAATTTTCCGCCTGACGAGCTTATTGTAATGTCAGAAGAAGCACCGATATTTGTTTGACCGGAAGTTGCGTTGATGTTGACTGACTCACCCTTCATGTATGTCATTTTAGCACTCAGCCCCATATTTTCTGCTGCGTTTATGTTGACACTTCCACCGTTTGATGATATATTCATGTTGCTCTCTGCACCGATGCTCATATAGCTATTCGCGTTAAGAGATACAAAACGNCCCGGATGAGTTCATTTTCAAACGGNCCTTCTGATTGAATCGCAACTGAACCAGATTCTGTTCTAGAGATATAGATTCTGTTCTGGGTTTAGGAAAGCATTGCCTTTTGATTTCAAATGCAGGTCACCAGAAACTGCTTGTAAGAACAGAGCCTTTTCGCCGGTTACGCTCATATTTTCAGAAGCACCAATACGAATGTTTTTCGACCTCAGATTGATCGTCTCACCCGATTCGAGCACGATATTTTTTCCTGTGCGGATGTTTAGGTTCTCCACATTTGAATCCAGCCCCAAAGAAGCACTGCGGATATCTGTTCTATCAGCACCGTTTATTTCGACCCGACCAGCTCCGCCGACCATGATGTTTCCGTGAACGATTTGCTTATAGTCTCCAACAATTTCTTCTACCTTGTTACCCTTGATAAGAACGTGACTATCACCTTCAATTGTGATAATGTTGTTTCCGCCTATGTATAAGTGGTTGTTGCGTTCATTGATTTCATACTTGTCGCCCATGTTCTTGATAGAAGTTGATGGTCCGGTAATTTGAATGTATGATCCATCTCTATGCCAGATCATAATTCTCTCACCTCCAGGTGTGTCGTCAAGTTCGATGGAATGCCCGGAAGCGGTCTCGATGACGCGATTGTATGGATATTTTGCGTTATAACCAGACGGTGGTTCACTCCATGTAGATGAACAAGCGGAATCGGCTGATGGTGTGTTATAGCCACTGTAAGGACCGCCGGAAGTTCCTTCAACTGGACTAGAAGATTCCAGAGATGCTAGTTCAGCTTCTAACGCTCTTCTTTCATCTACTAGTTTTCTTATATCACCTGGTGTTATTGCAGATTCGATGAGTTTATCGATTTCAGCGATTCGAGCCCTAATTTCTTCTGCTCGTGATAGTGTAGGTTCATTTGGGTTTGTCGTCTCTGGTCGCACATCTGCTGATGTCTGGTCTTGAGTTCTTTCGAGTGCTGGTGGATTTTTTCTGTTATATGATGCGTTGATGCTGTCAACTGTAATTCTACCGTCAGTTCCTCTCCAACCAGGATTGTTCTGCCATGCCCTAGATCCGACAGGATATACTTCTGTGTTTCCTGGTCTACCCGCAAACCCCGGCGCAGCTTGCATAACACCAAGGCCCGATGAGTTTCTGAAGTTCCATCTTTCGAGATAGGCATCGTATACTCGTAGCTGTTCGACTGGACTAGACGCTGCTATGCTTTGTGTAGTGTGATTTGAACCATTTCTGCTATTGATGTCGTTTAAGGCATCTTGACCAAACTGGAAAAACCCAGCGTAGCCGAACTGATTTACGACCGATGGATTGTATCCACTTTCTCCGGCAATGATTCCATATATTTGCTCTCGACTTACACCATGTTTTTCACTCAAACGCCGGAGTTCTGCTTGAAATTCTGCGTCATTATCAAGTTGATCGATTCTAGCCTGCTCAGAAGCAGGAATTTGTCTTGGTGGACCACTCGGTGTAGTGGAATTTTCCCCGATGTCATTCCCCCATAGATTGCCAGCAGACAACGGATAGTGATTTCTCACACAACCTCCAGCAATTGGAATTTCTAGAACCCTATTTGTTTCTAGTGCTTCGTTATATGTTTCATTCAAAAACTCACCAGTCGCGAGTTTTGACATCGGCGAAAGCCCCAAGTCTCTTGGTCTGGTTCCTTGGGACAGCAAGTCATAGTTTTCAGCCGGAACTGTTCCCCAGCCATTGACTTCTGGGTTGACAAGTTCATTGGATTGAGATGGTATCAGACCCAAAATCATTGGCTGCTGAGCATCTCTCCCGTCAATGAAGAACCCGAAAACCCACGCGTTTAGTGGTGGCGGCGTGAAATTGACGTCATGACTTCCAATGATAAGTGTTGCCCAGGGCAATTCAGTTGTTGGGATGTCTCTGTTTGAGCCATGAACACCAAATGCGCGAACCTTTACGCGACCCTCAGCCCTTGGATCATCGCGGTCTTCAACGACCCCAACAAAGAACATGGGATGAACAAATCCAATACCAGTATCCATCATCTACCGCCTCCATACTTTAGGTCCAATACAGTTTCGCTCCAATCGCGCTTTATTAGCGTGTATGAATTATACATTGCGTCTCTTTCCATGTTGTGAGTCACTGACTTCACTATATATTTACCACTTATTCGCTTGTTCAATATGAATGCACCGCCTTCGCCATTCTTAGCTATTTCAAACTCTTGTACTGTCAGCGAAACAATGTCTCCAGCTGTAATGTCAACGCGCCCCGGTCCTCTAGCTTCTAGCACAATACTTTCGATGTGTTTTGAATATGCTTGTCTATTAGATATGATGTCAGCATAATAAGTTTCCGCTTGCATCGCGTTTAAACCATTTCTCTCGCCTTCGGTATAATTCTGAATGACAAGCCATTTTTTCTGAGGGCTATCTGGTCTATGAACGCCCCTGATAAATTCTATAGAGTGTCGATCTACTAATTTTTTACCCTTGCCTGGAATTTCTTGATATTTTTCCCGGCGCTCAAAGTAATCGTATTGATTCGTATCGTCAACTAGATTCAACCTACGAGAAAGTATATCGAGCTCGTATACTTTATTTCGGTATGCTCCATTGAAAATGTCGTCAAATGAGTTTACTCGTCTTGTGTTTTCTATGACTTCCAGGTTGTTTAACTGATCTTCAAAAAAATCCAATGTGTTTGGAATTGAGTCATAGTAGGTGAAGTTGAAATTTCGATTGATGTCGTATCCATCTTCTGTTTCGTCTGTTGCTAGTCTATACAGCTTCTCATCTGTTACGAAATGGAATCCACGAGAGCTTTCAAAGAATCGAAATAGACATGATGGACTTTTTGTTGAATAAGATCTTCTTGCTAAGAAATTTATAGCCTCGTCTGGCTTCATTTTTGGAATTGTGCANCGATATACACCNTCCGTCCCTTCTAAGAGCAGTTTCTTCCTTTCGCTTTCGGGGATAAATTTTAGCGTATCTCTTGATTCATANTANTCNGAGAACATCGTTTTTACGATATCAGATACGCGCTCGTCAGTAAAAGCTCGGATGACTTCGTATNTNCTACTACGAAAGGACTGATAAGAGACGAAGTGAATATCATAGGTCACCGCGTCATTTGTATCTTTGGTTTGAACGTTGTCTATCTTATAGATAAAGCCAATGAATCTGTACGGTTCCGAGACAGTTCCATTTTGCAATCCACCGCTCTCGTTTATTGTTTTGGAATCCGCAATCTCGAATATGATTTGCTCTTCTCCTCTCAGCGGGTCTCTGCCGGGAACCCCACTCAATAAACCAACAGAGTCTACAAACCTTGCAGTACCAAACATCGTTTCGCTTTCTATCGATGACGTTATAGATATACTCGGAATTAGAGAAGTGACGTCAACCTCTCTGAAATTTCGAGAAAACTCGGTTCTGATTAGTGCCTTTTGTAGATTGTAATACGTTGGATTGACAAAGTTTGAACTCATGTATCAATGGACCTCTTGAATTCTTCAACGATTTGATTTCTATATGTTCGGTCGATCAGGCGAATTTCGCGCTTATTGTCGTTTTGTTGCTTTTCATAGTCATACAGGCGTATTGGTATAAAATCTTCGGGAACAATCTGACGGATAATTATGCGCCTGCCGTTTTCCGCTAGCAATATTTTGCCATCCTCTGTACGAAGAAAAAGCGTCCTTAGTGTTTCCGGTGAAATTCGAACTATTTCTATTGCCATTGTTATGTTACCAACCTATATTGAATGCCATCTACTGTGACTATCTCATTGTCTAGAATCTGTTGTAATTGGGCTTCCGTTATGTTAGCATAGGATGAGTTAGTTATTGTAACCGGCGGTGCCTGCACACTTTTGTCTACTTTCTTGTAGTAGTATACAACATTATCTGCGATGGTTTCATTTTGACCCCACCGTATCACGTCATACCCAGTTCTACCAGACAGTTCGCTGTACTTGTCAATAAAATATTGGTCAAACTCCTCATCGTTCATTGGCCAATCGTAATATGGGTCTGTCATGTTATTCGCAAGAAGCACAAGCCATGTGTCGTCAACTGTGCCGTAATACAACTGTGCTATTGTTTCTGGATTTTCTCCGTCTGCTACAGTATAAGGCAAAAAAACGAATGGGTCGGAAAGTATCTCATCCCTAATCTTGCTTCTATTCGTTATATTGCGAACCTCTTTTCCCCTATAGTTGATTGTAGGAAAATTCGTGAAATATCTTGACATTTTCTACTCCTTATATGCCACCACGGATTCTACCTGCTTGATCTCTGTCATTTAAGTCTCTGCCGAGAACGAACTGGCTACTTCCGCCATAATCTTCTGCTGTGTGGATATCTGTCTCGATCACGGTAAGTTGCATCTGAGCCATTGCTGGTTTTCCACCGCGAAGAACAGCAATTCCGTTTGGCGAAAAGTTTGTCGAAAATGACTGAACCATACATGTCTTGAAGTAGAAGTAATAGTCCATATCCAATCCAACAAAGAAAATATCTACCATTGATGGATATTTGAACATAGCTCTTTGAACAACGCTAGTGTTTACATATGACGGAAGCATGTTTTTTCTAATGGTATCTATGATATTTCGAAGATTATCGGATTCCCTTGGGCTTTTTGGCGCTACCGACCAGTCGAATGAGTGTGTCTTCATTTCAACTCCCTCAAACGAAAGCGCAGCTTTTGGGTTCACATAAGTCCCTGTGCCAGCGTCTATATTTCTTCCCTGATTCGGAAACACGGAATCTACGCCGCGACGAATTAGGAACGCTAAGTCCTTATCAAGATTTGAGGCTATTTCGCTTAGCGTGTTTCCCTGTAAACCAGGAAGATTTTTCATCGCGCCCTCTAGAATAGCACCCGATACGCCAGCCACTCCGAGGTTATTTACGTCAATCTCCGACAAAAGACTCGATACAACATCGCCAGTGGTTCCTTGATCGAATCGCTGAACTCTAACTTGAAAGGTGTCCGCAATATTCCCCGGTAGCGGCAAAAAAATAGTATCCGTAACGTTTGACGTATCGGTTGTTGAAAATCCTCTTTCGGATGAGCGTTGATACTGATACTCACGAAACATGAGTAACATGCCATAATCAGAATCTGCGGTATCAAGTGACAGATTTCTATAGCTAGTTGCACCAGATGATCTGTTTATAATGTCCTGTTTTGCTGGCCTGAATGTCTGACGATTTGGCATTTTCTTCCTGTCGTGATAAATAGAAGTGACTTTATTCTATTTATACGAGGAAATGGCACGTTGGCATACCAGGGGCGGTTTAGACCCAAAAGACCCGAGAAATACAAGGGCGACCCTACCAAGATCATTTACCGATCAAGTTGGGAATTAAAACTCATGCGCAAGTTTGACGACCATCCAGACATTGTTGAATGGCAGTCGGAAGAAATTGCAATACCATATATGAACCCAGTAAAGGGGAAAACCAGTCGGTATTTCCCCGACTTCGTGATAAAAAAGAAGGTTGCTGAGGATAAATACCAAGTAATCATGATAGAAGTGAAACCAAAAAAGCAAACATCTGCACCAGATTTAGCTAACAAATACAAGACTCCAACCGGAAGAGTATCCCGACGTTTCTTGAATGAAGCTGCAACGTATGCAGTCAATGAAGCTAAGTGGAAAGCAGCGCAAAGATATTGTCACGAGCGAGGTTGGGTTTTTACAATCATGACAGAGACAGAGATTAAGCCGTTAGGAAAGTAAAGCATGGCAGCTAAGTTATTTGACGAAATACTCGCTAAAGGAATCCGTGCTGGACAACTCCCAGCACGGTCTAGCACAGCGCGTGAGTGGTTTCGCGATAAGGCTCAGGGCCTAGGCAAGGTATCCGAGTCTAACATACTGAGAGATAGCACAGACCGTCTAAAGAACAGAGCAACTATTGGTAAAATGTATTTCTTTATGTATGACGCAAAGTACAAAGACACACTACCATACTATGACAAGTTCCCGCTCATCTTCCCTATTGATAGAACTCCAAATGGATTTACTGGTATCAACTTCCACTATCTTCCATTGCCTCTTCGTGCGCAGCTTATGGACGCTCTTTATGACATCACCAACAATGATCGCTATGACGAAACGACCAAGTTGAAGATGTCCTATAGTGTACTCAAGGGAGCAGAGAAATTCAAGCTAGTTCAAACCAACATTCAAGCGTTACTTGACCAGCCAAGTTCGCTCTCGTTTTGTGCAGATTGAACCAGCAGAGTGGGACATAGCAATATTCTTGCAATCGGAGATGTTCATGGGTGCTTCGAAGACAAAAGTCTAGGGCAGACTCAAAGAAAATCATAAGAGGATAATAGATTGCCCTTCAACATAAACGATTTCAAATCAGTCATGAACAAACACGGCGGACCAGCTATGTCGAGTTTGTTCGAGGTTGAGATTTCTCAGAGCAGTATTGACGGAACTTCCATCGCGCCAAACACCATAACCACATCAGACCTTCGTTTCTTTTGCCAATCGGTGAGCGTTCCTGGCGTCAATCTGGAGACGACTACCTATAAACCCAGCGGAATTGGGCTTCCAGAATCAATGCCCATGAGTGTGACGCCTGATGCGCTGAACTGTGTATTTCTTCTAGACAGCAATCATCGGGTTATAACATTCTTTCATAGATGGATATCTAGCGTAATGAACGTGACTGGCAGCGGAGACACGACGACTGGTCTACCGGTGCATCAGATAGAGTATAAGAGCACATATGCAGCGTCGTCAATGACTGTAAGACATTATTCTACATACAATCCATTCCGTTCATATGAGTTTCAATTCAGCGGAGTATATCCAACTCAAGTAAGTCCCGTAGATTTACGATGGAGTGAAAAGGGTACACCAGCAACAATAACAGTGAATTTCAGTTATAGTAAAATGCTATATTCTGGATTTTCCACTCGTAATTTATCTTCGGTCGGAGTTATAGGCTCACAAACATCAATAGCTAGGGGTGGAAACATTCCAAGCGTTGTATTCGATCAACAAACAATAGACGAACTAACTACAGCATAACCATCAGGAGACATAAATCATGGCGCTACCGAAAATTGACCTTCCGCTCTATCAGTGTGAATTGCCTTCAACCGGCAAGAAAATCAAATACAGACCATTCACGGTGAAAGAGGAGAAAATTCTTCTTACCGCACAAGAGTCAAAAGAGACCAGTCAAATCATTCTGGCTATCAAGCAAATTCTCAATAACTGTTTGCACGATGTTGATACAACGCAATTATCAGTGTTTGACATTGAATATATGCTCATCCAGCTTCGTTCCAGATCTGTTGACAACATGACCGAATTTGAAATTACAGACCCAGAGACAGAAGAAAAGATCAAGTTGCAACTGAATTTGGCTGACGTTAAAGTCAATAGAAATAAAGAGCACACAAACAAAATAAAGATTTCCGATGAATACACCCTCTTTCTTCGCTATCCAACGATTGACCAGTTTGAGGAGCTCATGGACAAAGAAGAACAGTCAGCAAATGATAGCTACAATGTCATGATTTCATGCTTGGATAAACTAGCATCAAAGGATGATGTGTATAAGTTTTCTGACTTTCCACAAAAAGAGGTTGATGATTTTGTTGACAGTTTACATGCGGATACAATAAAGGCTATCAAAATATTCTTTGATACGATGCCTAGGGTTCGTCATGAAATTCCATACACAAATTCCAAAGGAACAAAGAAGACGTTTGTGTTGGAGGGAACACAAACTTTTTTTATCTGACGTTGAGCCATACCAGTCTTGCCATTCACTACCAGAAAATTTTTGCAATGGCTCAACATCATAAGTATAGTATAGCAGAAGTCGAAGGTATGTTACCGTATGAAAGAGACATCTATTTTGAATTACTCATTGACTTTTTGAGAAAGCAAGAAGAACAACAAAGGAGCCGTTCATAATGGCAGCACAAGCAACACTTTCTGATGTAATCGAACGTCTGCGAGCGGAAGGTCAGCTTACTCGAAACACGGGCACGAATTCTATCAAATCTATCAGGATTGAACTTTCTGGACAGACTGAGGCATTGCAAGAGATGCTAAAGATAATGCAAAGCCAGGAAAACAGAGATCGACTTGGCAGAGCTGGTCAGGATAGCGGCGATGATTCTAGAACTGGAGGCCCACCCAATCCAATTCCTCCACCAGATGTCCCGGCGGCTAACGAAATTCTGGCTGTAATGGCCGCTTTTAGGGGTCTAGGACTTATAGCAACAGCTGCAGCTGCTGCTATTGGTGGAACTTTAGGAATGGCCATTGGGCAATTCAAGGCTATACAACTGATTTTTCCTAAGACAGTTGGTTCAATAATTACCGGAATTCAAGATCTTGCGACGTCAACGAGAGCGTTACTAACAACAGTTGCAACCACAATAACAACTGGTGTAACAACCGCTGGAACAACAATCCTTACCGCAATCACCGATTTTGGAAACTGGATAAAAGGATTATTTTCTACATCAACTGCATCTATAAACCAACTCGGTAGAATCGGAACTGCATTCACTGGAGCTATTTCAGAAGTTACAGCTGCTTTCACTCGAATTTTTGATACATTTGTTTCTGTCGGAAAAATGATTGGTAATGCGGTATCAACAGCTTCAAGTATGGGTTCTGCGTTTGATAGTGTGCTTGGACCGTTAAAGTCTTTTATTGGTGCGATAAAATCTGTAGCTGGAGTAGTTGGAAAACTGTTTGTTCCTATAACAATAGTAATGACCGCGTTCGATACGATTCAGGGTGTAATAAATGGATACATCGAAGGGGGATTTATTGGAGCTCTAGAAGGCGGAATAACGGGATTCTTTAATTCTCTAATTTTTGGCCCAATTGATCTCTTAAAGAATGTCGTTTCGTGGATTGCTGGAAAACTAGGGTTTGAAAACTTTTCTGCAATACTGGATAGCTTCAGCTTTTCGGAACTATTTACCAGCATGGTTTCAAATCTGTTTGATGGAGTCAGGGCCGCATTTTCTGTGATAACGGACCTATTTACATTCAACGAAGAAGACATGACTGCTTTAGGACTTCTAGGAAAACTCACAGATTTGGTATATGCACCAGTTAATGCTGCTATTAATTTTATCGCTGGTATTTTTGGATTTGATGTCGGTGAAGAACCATTTAAGCTACAAGACTTAATAGGAAGCACAATAGACTCTGTGATCGCGTTTTTTACCGACCTATTTGATTTTCTTCCTTCTATCGAAGACATAAAGCAGTCTCTTTTATCAGCACTTCCAGAATGGATGCAACCAGACTCGGTAGATGAACAACGAGCAAATATAAATCAGCAACTTACCGAACAACGCCAACTCATGGCAGAAGGTGACATGTATAATTGGCGAGGAAAGAGTAGAGAAGCTATTGTAAGCGAGTTAGAAACAGAACTTGCAGAACTTCCACAATACAACAAAGGGTCGCCTGGTTTCATGGACTTCGGTCCTGGTTCACTAGCAATGCTTCATGGAATAGAAGCAGTCGTTCCGAGAAACACGCCAGCTGGAGAGTTCCTAGCTCAGAATTTTGATGATAACTTCAATCCCATCATGCAGCGCATCGCAAGTGTAGAAACAGCGGCTATACAACAGCAGGGCATATCACCGACAATAGTTGTCAATGCACCAACAGTTGCGCCAGTGAACAACAACATCGGTGGATCAACAAGCGTCAGCAACAATCGCGTTACCGCAATCGGAAATGGTGCAGGTGGAGTTGGTCTAGGAAGATTTGCTCAATAAAAAAGAAGGGGCCTAAGCCCCTTCAATTTATTCGCCATCAGCGGCTTCTGTGAGATAAATTCTCTTTCCCTGTTGAACGGGAATTTGTTTAGGCTTCTTCTCTTCTGGTACTTCGTAGTGAACAAAGATAGAGAGAATGCCATCAGCGTATTCGGCTTTCGTAACTTTGGTGTCTTTTGAGAGTGCAAAGGTTCTCTCAAAGGCACGGGCTCCGATACCCTTGTAAATGTAATTGGAAGAATCTGTTGCCTCTTTTTTGCCACTGATCTTCAACTTTTCTTCTTCCACCACAACATTTACCTCTTCCTCTCTGAAGCCAGCAATAGCGACTTCAAGCACCGTTTCGGTGTCAGACAGGCGGATGATGTTGTATGGAGGATAAGAAGGTCCACTGTTTGCGTATGCAGTTGTGTAGCGAGTTGGAAACAGCAGTGAGTCGATAATTGAATCGAGTTCTCTTTGTAGTCTAGTCATTTGATTTCTCCTTGTATAAGCGAGAGTTTGTGGTTTGCCGTCATTTGACCGGCGGTGAAAGTGTAGGAACCCGTTAGGCATTCCTACACAAACTTATTTATTGTGCAGGAATTACCCCACACAAAAATTTTATTTGTCACATACAGAGGTCTTCATATCGTGTAGTATGTGACCTGTGAGTGCATACTATATAAGCATTTCTATTTTGTAGAAAGTTCATCAGCCATTTCATGATTTCTATCCCTATGTCCAGCTTCATCTTCTCTTACAACAATCACGACATCGCGAAGTGTTGCGTCTTCTGGTAATTTCCAGTAGTCAATAGCAATTCTTGGGGCCGCAACGTTTTCGATCTTACCAGAGTCAATTTCAGAAAGAAATTCTGTGTAGGAACGAACTGCTTCCTCTTCAAAGTATCCAATTATACGATGAGCAGTCTTTGGAAAGAAGAAGTATACTATAGCATAGAATGCGACAAATACTGCCTGAGCAGCAAGAATGATGAGCCTCTCTAACCAGTTTGGTTTTGAGAGTTCTACAAACGTCATCAAGTGCATACGCTCATTATCTGCTTCATCTAAGAGCTCTTTTATCCAACCTTTATCATCTTCCATCTTGCGAAGTGACTTTAGGTGAAGGCCAGCACCAGCGACCATACCTGGAACAGCAGCAACAGTCTCTAGAACAACTGCTCTATGCCCGTAGCGTTTCTTGAAGAATGTATCCGCAACAAAGCGAAGGGCTTTTGTAAAGCCCAACGCAATCTTGTCAGAGACATCCTTTGGTCTATGATGCTTCTCTGTCATTGTCAATCCTTTTTTGATACAAACCCGTAAAGTTCTTGTGCTTTTTTCATAATTTCTTCTGGGGTATACATGGAAGGTTTAGCCGTCATGAGTTCCTTAGTATCTTCCAGAATCTCGTGAACTGCCTTATTGTGGTTTTCGGCGTATGAGTTTACAATACTCCACCATGCGTTCATCGAATCGCTATACTGCGTGTCCATCATTTCTTTTGCCATTTTCAGGACTTCAAGACGGATTTCGAAGGGGTTCTTAGTGGTCATTTGCAAATTCCTCGCATAGTGGAAAGGGTGGATTTCATGGATTCGCCAAGGGCTTCAACCGTCTCGTCTGACTTTTCCAGACCGTTTTTGAAGAAACCCATCGTGTATTCGTTTAGAGCCTTGGAGTATGTTTTCCATCCAACGACCTTCAAGTCAACGAATGCATCATAGAATTTGAGGTTGTGCTTTATCAGCTGTTCTTGATTGTAAATCATTTCTTGCCTTCCTTGCCGTCTTTGACGTCTTTTGGTGGAAGGTCTTCGCCGTAGTAGGGTATGTGAGCCATTTAGGTCTCCTGTGTGTTGTGTGTATGTGATGGTGGGGAATTTATCCCCACCGAGTTATGCGGTTCCAGTAGAACCCATTCCACCATCACGATCAGTCTTTTGTGCTGGTGGTGTCTTTCGCTCTGTCAATGTATACTGCTTGAGTTCGCGAAGTTCTGCTTGTGCAATACGGTCGCCATGGTATACAGAGAATGGCGTATCGCTTGCATTGTAGATCATTATGTATGATGGGTCAACATAGTCACTGTCGATTACTGCGGTGTTGTTCGCAAGCATGAGACCGTACTTGAGAGCCATCGAAGAACGAATGTAGATGTTCAATACATGATTCTTGGGAATGTCAAAAATAAGTCCAGTAGGAACAAGAACACGAAAGTTAGGCTGCAATTGTACAAAAACTTTGCCATCTGCTGTTGCCTTTGCTGGAAGTTCCATTTTACGATTGTGTGGGTTGTATGCTGTCAGACCCTTACCTGGCGTCAGACATGCACGAAGGTCGAAGCATGCTGAGCCCTCTGTAGCAAAGGTCGGGATTTCAGCGAGCTCGTTTTCGCGATAGATTTTCATAATGTTAGTTTCCTTTCTTCACCCCAACGGTGTATTTCGACTCTAGTTTCCAAGATGCCTTTTCTTTATGAGGAAGTATCTTGATTTTACTCAATGGTGCAACTGGGTCTTCAATTTGTTCTGGATTGACGACTTTCAGTAGGCCCCATTCTTCCAACAGATTGACGATTGTATTGCGTCTTGCAACATCATCGTCTTCTAGATTGTTTGATTTTCCATCCAGAATGAAAAGCTCTTTGAAATGCATAATTGCGTATCTGCTTTTCTCGTCGGAAGTCGTTCTGTCTTTCTTGTGCAAGATATGACACGATTGATATAGTATTTTGTCTTTCTTGGAAGAGATTCCGATACGCGTCAACGTCTCTTTTATCTTCAAGAAACTTTCTGGATCTGGTAGTTCTATTTCGACTCCATAACCACGAAACAGATTTTCATTCATTTTACACTCACTCTCATTTATTGTTATTATTATCGAGTTACATTGTAAAGCTGTCACACCCTACGTGACTATTTATTTTTTTTCTTCTTTGAAGTTTCTCCGGTATCGACGAGTTCCCTGAGTTTGCCCAGATCATCCTTTGATAACAGTTTCAAATATTGCTTTGCAATTTCTCTGCGTACCTGATATACATTTTGCACAAGGTCTAGATCATCATTCTTTTTTGGTTTATGCCATTCCGAAAAGCGATTTCCTTTGCGAATTGCTCCCATATAGTAATAATACTGCGCTTCAACTGGAATTTCTGGATATAGGTTCATTTCGTTAGCAGTCAGAACCGTGTCTGGATAGAAGCTAAGACCATGATTAACAACGTATGCCTTGTAATCTTTTGCATTGTCTGGGTGATCTTTTAGCAGATCTTTCTTATTATTTGACACGGATTTAATAAAGTCAAACGGAGACAGCCCCTTTTCTTCAACTACCAGATCTTCTGGTGGGGCTGTGTATGGTTTGATGTAGTCGGATGCGTCTAATCTTCCATCCATGTCCCAATATTCTCCTTGATGTTGTTCATTGTCGCTTCACATTCTTTGCATACAGTCATGGCGTGTGGCCCATCAGCTGTTTTTATGTGAAGCTGCCAAGTGTCTTTCTTGCGGACCTTGGTCTTACACATTCCACACTTTACGACTTTCCGAAACCACATGGTCATTGAAACGCAACTTCGCACAGGATTTCCGTCAAACAAGCCACCATATTCAGTTCATGATTTGGTACGTGTGAATGTTGAAACTGATACTTTGCCAAAGTAACGACAAACGCGGGCATGGTCGCCATCTTTACCTTTTCCAACCCACTCTGATACAAACTTGTGTATATAGCGGAAAAGTCTTGATCCGAGTTAGCTGCAACCCACTTGCGCATTTCGGTAAAGTCCTTTTCTTTTAAAAACCCAAAGAGCTGATCAATAGATTCTTGACGAAAGTTTGTCAATATACCTTCGTCAATTTTACCAGAAGCTGCGTAATTTTGCAACTCATTCAGAACGCGACGGAAGTCGGGGAAGTGTTTTTCGATTATCTTGGCGACGACCTTTTGGTCGTATTCAACGCCTTCTTTTTCCAAAATGCCTATAATCCGCTTGAAGAATTGCATTGCAAGCTTTGGCTTTTCCGTCTTCTCAATAGCGAAGTCTACAGAAGAGAATCGCGAGTGAAGAGGCGCAATGATCTTGTTCTTGAAGTTACAGGTAAAAATAAACCCACAGTTTTTGCTGAACTCCTCCGAGAATGAGCGAAGTGCAGCCTGGGTGTTCGGCGTCAGATAATCGGCCTCATCAATGATGACATACTTGCGACCACCAGAGAAAGACACGCTAGAAGCGAAATTTGCAATCTCGTGACGAAGTGTATCAATGCCGCCGTTCATGGACCCGTTTATAAGAATGTAGTCACATCCAAGTTGTTTCAGCATTGCGATTGCAGCAGTGGTCTTTCCGGTGCCGGGAGATCCAGCAAGTAAAAGGTTGGGAATTTGTTTCTCGTCAACGAACTTCTGAAACGCTTTCTTTGTTTTTTCGGGCAAAATAGTTTCCGCAATAGTCTGCGGGCGGTATCGTTGTGACCATAGCATTTCTGCTGCGATATTGTCAAGCATAATAAAGACCTCTTTCAAATGCGTGTGGTTTGGGTGCCCTTATTGGGCACCCTCACTTTCTGTTGATTCGTTAATAGCAGCTTCGTTGTGGTGTATTAGCCTTCACAAAGGATGCTAAGCTTTTCGCGAAGAGTGACCAACTACCAATAGTTCATTTCCCTTGAATGCACCGCGTTCGGTGCATACGTCAATGATGTTTGTCATTGAAACAAAGTCATTTAGATTAAGCGACGATTGATTTTGGTCGGTCATGATTATCCCTTCTTATAGGTGGATTTAGATTCGATAGCGACAAAATATGTAGCCTGTTTTCCAGCAAACTTAGAAATTCCTTTGGAACTTAGTTCGACTGTGTAGTCTCCTGGTAGAATTTGAAGATTTTCAGTTTTGATAATGAGTGAGAATGTATCAGCAGCTTCACCCACTTCAATGCTATGCGAGTCAGCAGAAGGATTTGCACTATCAAGTGCTTTCAAATAACATACACCATCCTGACCAACAAATGCGACTTCCGGTAGACCAAGAACACCAGTTGCTTTCAGCACATTCTGTAGGTTCTCAGCGGAAACTTGAACAGAAACGTCAACGCCTGGAAGCTCAATCTGTTTAGCTGGAGGAGCTACAATCATTGATGCATCGGTGTAGGTTAGATGCGATGTTGATTTTCCTTGTTTGAAGAGGACGCGCTTGTCTTCAAATGTCAGTTCTGGTTCCGAATACATTGAAAGGGTTGACAAAAAGCGAGAAAGATTGTAGATTCCTGCTTCACGCGGAAATTCGTCAGGTACGGTCGCGGAAGCCATGACAGTCTTTTGTGGACTGATCGTCCGAATGACATTGCCAGCCTTAAAGATGATTGACTGGTTAATAGTCGAGAAGTTTTTCAGAATTGTAATTGTTTCTGGTGAGAGTTTCATAGTATCTCCTTTGTTTCATGATATAATCTAATAAATGTAACATATGTTACGGTCAATGTCAAGGGCGTGTGCCTATCTTGTTTTTCTTTTTATAGTGCTTAGCATTAGACTCCTTTGTAGCTGTTGGTGAGATATCTAGACCAGCAAGTGCAGCCATCGACCCCCTGAAAATATAAGTGCCGACGTGTTGAAGTTGTATCCACGGACACATGTGGACCTTCATTCCAGCTTTGCGTGCATTCCAACAGAAGAAATAATCCTCTGACAGATATCGCTTTGATTCTGGATGAATGGCGCAGTCGAAATAAGCCATGATTTCCTTAGACCCATCGAAGTTTTCGCTTCGAAGATGATCTGGTTTATAACTAAGTTCTGGATAAGCAACTTTGTATTTGTCGAATACGTTCCTTGGTATAAGCATGAAGCCAGTTCCAGCTTCAGACACTTCTACAGTTTCATCAATTCGAAATGACTTGATTCCAGCCAGAGGATTGAAAACATAGTCAGCAGCATAGTGCATCAGGTCAAATGGATTTTCCTCACCACGACCCAACTTGACAGCTTTCTTCACCTTTTCCCATGAGATGCTTTTCTTTGGGTATGGCGCAGCCAGGATGTCATACTGGTCTGGATATGTCATTTGAATTCCCAAAATGGATAGAACGTCCTTTGGGTCAAATCCGATGTCAGCATCAATGAACATCAAATGTGTGCAATCTGACCGCAGAAATTCATCCGCGACATAGTTTCTGGCTCTCTGGACAAGACTCTCGTTGAATAGGTAATAGAATACAACTCTAATGCCATATTTTGCACACATTGTTGCAAGATCATTCGTAGACTTGCAGAACATGCCGGAACAGCTTCCGCCATACATCGGCACGCCAACAAATATAGATGCCTGTTTTAGTTTATCAATCTCGATTTCTAGTTTCATAGTGTTCTCTCCATTCATCGTATTCCTCATTCATGCATACCCATTTTGCTCCAGTCCATTCTGGCTCATTTGCCCATACGAACCAGGCGTATGCCACCATGCCGCCAACCTGTTCTTTCTTTTCTACGGGTTCAATCTCGCTCGAATCAAAGCGAATGCGGTCTGAGAAGAAAATCATCTGCGATGGTGGATGCATGTCAAAAAGCATCTTTCGTCTTACCCCCTCTAGAAAGGTAAGACGCAATAACATTGCTGTATAGTCATACTCAGCAATTGACTTCTCAGCAAGAAGTCTTGGAAAGTCATTGACATATGGGGGATTTGTTACTAGACCATCATAACCCGAAACCTTCGGTAAGTCAAGTGCATTTACACCAGTCGTGACAGGAACTATCGTTTGCGGATATGCATTCAGATCATAACAAGCAACGTCGCGGTCATTACGGATTAATTCGGAAGCAATGTTTCCATAACCAGCACAGGGTTCAACAATCTTTTTTGGTGGATTGCTGTATTTGCAGAGTAGATACGTAGCAATTGGCGGAGTGCGATAGAGGTCGTTTGTGTTTCTGTTGGGGTCATTGCGATTGACCCCAACATAAATGTCCCTTAGATTACTTGCCATCTTCAAAGCTCCAATGTTCTGTGTTCAAATAGCTAATAGAAACTCCTGCTTCTTGAAACATGGGTTTTGATATTGCCTCCCATTGTTTTCTCCATTTATCATTATCTAATGCTGACATGTTGATTACAACACGACTAATACCGGACTGAATGACTGATTTGGTGCAATCAGAACACACCGGCAA